GTGATTAATAATACTACTCTAATTATGGAGCAAAGTTAGTAATAATATATTAATTTATATATAATTATATAGTTAAAAATGGTTATAACATCACAAAAAGACAAAGAACGCATGGTTTGTCTGTCAATTGACAAATACATGGAGCAAGGTCTCAAGAAGTCTGAGGCTGTGCGGCGTACAATGAGTGACTTCAACTACGCAACAGAAGCTGCTATCTACAACATCTATAAGCGTAATAAAACGAAAGGAGGAAATCATAATGACTAACGATATCCCTGACGTTAAGCCAAAAGGTCGATATTCTATTAAGGAAACGGCAGAAAAATTAGGGATAAGTGTAACAACCGTATATCGCTATATTAAAAGCGGATTCCTTAAGAATAGTATCAGACAGAATGGGCGAATTATTATTGCTGGGTCTGAAATAACCCGATTTTGGGGTGGCGAGTATATATAATATATAATAAGGTGTAAATATGGAAAAGGAGATACAAGAAGCAATCACATTGTTAGAATCCCAAGGTTACGAGATTACTCCACCGCAATCTATCTCTGTCATAAATGAAGAGTTTGAAAAATGGTGGAAAATGTATGGTAAGTGTGTTGGTAAGCAAAAGTGCCTTAAAAAATGGATGCACATGACTAAGAAAGATAGAGCTGCTTGCATAGCAGCTACACCTAAATATGTTGCATCTATTACACAGAAAGTTTTCCAAAAGCATCCTCTTACCTACCTTAATTCCCGTGCTTGGGAGGATGAAATATATTCTGAGTATGACGAAGTACAGCAACAACAGCAGCGAACAGAGCTTAATTTCGCAAGAACAGCAGCAGAAGTCTTTAACGCAGATTAATTTCGAAGAATGGATAGAAACCAATTATCCTTTAATCAGTAAGCGAAAAGAGCCAGTTTCTTCGTTAACTTCTGCCTTTAAAGATACCAATACATTTGCATCTTTAGATAATGATTACGAAGATGGGTTCGCTCTTAAATGGATAAAAGCTCAATTATTAGATACCTTTAGACTTCTCGGTGCTGGAGGTTCTATTAATAGTCTTCAAGTTGTCTTTATGGCAAGGCGAATAAGATATATCTACTACTATCTATCACCCACCGAATTCACCTACTTTTTGGAATCATTGATAGGTGGATGCTATGGAAAGATATATGTAGGTAATACTATCAACCCTCAGAATCTTATGGAGGCGTTGCTAAAGTTTGATACAGAAAGGGCAAAGATATTATCTCAGATGGAATCTGATGCCAATAAAGAGCGAAAGAAGAATGTAAAGGCTGATATTGATACTGTTAATGCTATCTGTCATAAGATACATAAGGAGTTGGCTATTAAGCTTATGGGTTCTAAAGCTTGCAATGAATACAAACCGTTTAACGTTAATAAAAACAACAATGAAAATTGAAATCAAATCAATGACTTTACAGAACTTTAAGAAGGTTCGGAGTCAAGAAATTAACTTTGGCCATAATATGGTTATTAGTGGCGCAAATAAGGTAGGCAAGACAACTATCTACGATGCTTACCTTTGGGCTATCTTCGGTATTATTAGCAAGAAGAATGCTACTGTGCAACCTCTTGATATTAATAATAACGTTATTCATCATCTTGAAACCTCTGTTACTGTGATACTTAACTACAATGATGAGCGAGAAGTTAAGGTTCAGCGTATTCTTTCGGAGAATTGGAAGGGTAAAGGAACAGCAGACGAAAAGCTACAAAGCACTACGCAGGAGCGACTTATTAACGACGTTCCTTTGTCTCAGAGGGATTTTAACGCAAAACTCGAAGAGCTTTGTCCGCTCAACAGATGGCTCGTCCTGTCTAATATCAATATCTTTATGACTTACAAAATTGACGACCGCCGCAAAATGCTTATGTCGTTGGCAGGCAAAATCAATGAGGAAGAATTGATGAAGCCTTATCCTATGGTATATAAGGGCGTAATCGAAGAAAAGAAAGAGCTCTCCGACATGCTTATACAACAGAAGGCAACTAAGAAGAAAGCGGAAGAGGAGTTGGATAAGATACCAGCAAAAGTCGAAGCACAGGAAGCCCTTAGAGTTGATGCCGATTTTACTTCTCTTAAATCACAGAAGACAAAGATGGATGCTGATATAGCAGCAATAGATGCGGCATTGGAGGGAACGACTGAGAAAGACCCTGCTATGGAAAGTTACCTCAATAAGTTGCAAGCGCATAACGTAAAGGTTGCGAATGCACAGAAAATATGGCAAGATGCTAAGATTAAGGCGATTGATGAGCTTACGAAGAAGATTTCTATGGCTTCAGCAAAACTTAATGACGCAAAATCTGCATATACTACCAATATGGAGGTTAACAAGAAGAATAAGATTTCATTGGCAGAGGTCACTATTAATTTCAATGAAAAGATTAAAGAATGGAATGATGCTAACGAAAAGGAATTTAACTATCAGCAAACAGATGTTTGTCCAGTTTGTGGTCGTCCTTATACGGACGAAATGAAGGCAAAGGAGTATGATAACGCCGTTGCCGAGTTTAATAAGAATAAATCAGACAAGCTCGCGAAATTACAGAATGAGGCTGCTCAGATTAAGCAACAGATGACTGTCCTCAAAGGTAATATCAATACCTATGAGCAGATTACAAAGACACAAGATGAGGATAAGGTAAAGAATGCCCAATCTGAGTATCAGAAGCTAATTGACGAGCGAACAGAGAAGCAGAACCAAACTTGGGAAGCTGCTGCGGAAAAGGTGGTCTTTGATAAAGACCTCGCCGATATTGAGGCAAGTAAGCCTGTTGCGAAGGTTGATGCTACAATCGAAGAGAATAAGGAGAAAAAGAAGACCCTTACTTCTCTGCGTGACGAGTTAGTTAATAAAATCGCAAACGAGGAGACTAACAAGCGTATCGATATTGAGAAAGAAAAGCTCAATAATCGCTCTGTTGAGTTATCTCAGATTATCGCTGATTGCGATGAAGTTATTAGACAAATCAAAGCTTACAAAAAAGCAAAGATTAATCTTGTTGAAAAGAAGGTTAATTCTTACTTCTCCATCGTCCGTTGGAAGTTCTATGAGCAGAATAAAACCAATGACGATGAGAAGGAAATCTGCACCGCTATTGACAAGGACGGTATCGATTATGATAACACAAATGATGGAACTGTCATTGATATGGGCGTTGATATTATCAGTGGTATATCTAAGGCTTCTGGTATCTTTGTACCTCTTTTCGTTGACCGCAAGGAATCAGCAGAGCATATCGTTCCCGTTGAACAACAGATTATCTACTTGCAATGTATCTACGGGCAGCCTTTAAAGATTAAATCAATTTAATAACTTTTTAAAATATAAGAATTATGGCAGAAAATAGTATCGTGGTATCACAACCACAATTTGGCGGACTTAATATGTTTGCTAATCAAGACAGTTTTAATACAGGTTACAGAATGGCACAGGTCTTATCAGCGTCAACTATTGTGCCTAAGGCGTTCCAAAACAATATTGGTAATACAATGATTGCTATTGATATTGCTCAGAGGTTGCATACGAATCCGCTTATGATAATGCAAAATGTATATATCGTTTACGGAATGCCTTCCTTCTCTGCGAAATTCCTTATTGCGTGTATTAATGCAAGCGGTCTTTTTGCTACACCGCTCAGATATGAGTTTGTTGGTGAGAAAGGTAAGGACGATTGGGGATGCGCTGCTTATGCTATAGACAAGGAAGGTGAACTTCTCAAAGGCTCTACTATAACAATTGGTATTGCCAAAAAAGAAGGGTGGTATCTGAAAGACGGAAGTAAATGGCAGGTAGAGCCTGAACAGATGCTCCGTTATCGTGCCGCTACTCGTTTTCAAACGGCGTATTGCCCTGAAATTACTTGCGGTCTCGCTGTTAAGGAAGATATAGAAGATGCTCATTATACAGAGATTACCAACACTAATACTGAGCAGCTTTCAGCTGATGAGAAGCTTTCACAAGCTCAACAGCAAGATGAACAGCAAGCTAACTCTCAGTCTCTCGACATGAATAATGGGGAGAAAAAGGAAGAAAACAAAGCTGCCGATAATCAGCCAAGCGATACGCAAAAAGCCGCTCAGACCGCAGAAAATGCGGCTCAAACCAAGCGTAAGGCTCAGCCGATGGGTAAGCAAGAAATGCCTGATATGTTTAAGCAGCAGTAGAACGACAGATAGGAGAGGGAGAAATCTCTCTCCTATATATATAAGAGGTATAGAATATGCAATTAGTTACATTAGGTAGTGGAAGCTCTGGTAATGGGTATATCCTACAGAATGATGATGAAGCACTTATCATAGAATGCGGAATGCCATTAAAAGATGCCGCAGAAGCACTTGGAGGAAATCTCAAAAAGGTTGCTGGTTGCCTGATTACTCATAGCCACGGCGACCACGCAGGGTTTATTCGTCAGTATGCACGACCTTTCAATATCTTTGCAACCAAAGGTACTTTGGAAGAGAAAAAGATAAAGGAGGATGATTTTCATTACAATGTCATACCGATGCTGAAAGAGTTTTGTATTGGTAACTTCGTTATAAAGGCTTTCGATACAGTTCACGACACAAAAGAGCCTTGTGGCTTTATCATTTATCATCCCGATATGGGAGATATGCTTTTCCTCACGGATAGCCATCATATCAAATATAAGCTATCTTTTCCGCTCGATTATATTCTTATCGAATGTAATCATACCGATTCATTGGTTGAAAAGAGTATAAAAGAGGGTATTATTCCTAAAAAGGTTGGCATAAGAGCAAAGGCTACTCACATGAGTTTGGAAAGATGCCTAAACTGCTTGAAAGAGAATAAGCTACAAAGAACGAAAGCGATTGTACTTATTCATATGAGTGCAAATAATGGCGATGCTAAATTATTCTCTTCTGAGGTAGCAAAAGCTACTGGTAAAGCGGTTTACGTTGCGAAGAAAGGATTCTCATTGGAGTTGATAAAATGAAAACTCTTGAAGAAATATCGTATTTGCATACCATAGAACAGCTACGAGAAGAAGTTAGATTGCTTACAGAGGAAAATAAGTTATTGCGTAAATCAATAAAACATTATTTACATGAAGAAAGAAAATGAAGAGCCTTGTTGCGGTAATTGTATCTCATTTACAAATGAAGATGCTCTCGGTGGAGGTTGTTGCTGCGATAAAGAAGAAGGTACAGTTTGTTGGGAATGGTGTAATAAACATAAATACAGATAATTATGAAAATTAAAGCAAAACAGATTAATGAGTGGGTTAAAAAAGCCTATGATAATGCTGTCAAACATGGATGGCATGAAGAAGAAAAGTCTAATGCGCATTGGTTGATGATGGTTTGCACAGAAGTAGCAGAAGCCGTACAAGCTGACCGCAAAGGAAACTATATGGACGACCTTGACAAAGAAGGTCTTAAAACTGTACTTGTCAACGACCATGGTGGCGGTTTGTTCAACAAATACTACTCTGATACCATCGAGGGAAAAGTAGAAAGCGAGTTGGCAGACATTTGTATTCGTGTCTTTGATTTAATGGGTGTTTGTAATATTTTGGCAAAGAATGGTTTTTCCACATCTAACTCTGAGGTTAAGTATGCTAAACAGCATAGCTTTACTGAGAATGCTTTTATTGTTACAAGAACTATTGTTTCGTGCACCCTCAACCCATCTATAAGAGTAAAGGCTGAAATGTTCTATGTCTTATATGAAAGTATTCTTTCCTTCGTATTTGAATGGGCAGAAGCACTTGGAATCAACCTTGTACAGCATATTAATCTAAAGATGCGCTATAATGAGACCCGTGAGTATCATCACGGAGGAAAGAAATACTAAAAGAAATAAGGCGGCTGCTCTTCACGAGTAACCGCCTTTGTTATCCTAACAATCTTTTACTTAAACATAACCTATTGAAAACTAAGAACTATCAAAAAAACTTATATTTTTTCTTCTTTTTATATATTGCCAAGATATCATACCTATCAAGAAGAGAGGCACGAATACCGCCGTAACCTTACCTAATCGTAAGAGTGCTGCATCTGTTTTATTCATTGGCTTCTCTATATACACGGGATATGGCACAGAATCTTGTTTAGCCTTATTCAAGGAATCGATTTTGAGTCGATATTTGCTTAGACTATCCTTATATGATTTATAGTAAGAAACACTATCTCTGAGCTTCTGTACAAAGCTCTCGGAGTAGTTATGACTTTCGTAATGATATTTATCTTTTCTTATTATATTTCCTTCTTTATCAACCGTTACAGAAGTGCTATCTCTGATATGGTTTGTTTCTGACTTGCTCGTTTCTTTCAGCTCACTCTGCTTACTTTGATAGAGTTCGAGCGTTGTTAAAAGTCGGGTATTGAATATCGAATCCCAATGCGACTGCTTATCGCTGATATAAGTCTGTCGGGTAACCACCTTCGGGGTAGCCGTACATCCGATAACTATCTGCGTCATAAGAAACAGAAGCATTGAAATTGATAAACAATAAAACAAATCTTTAACACTTTTCATAAGCTATGTTGTTATATTAAAGGCTTTCAAAGCTCTCTTCCAATATTTGGTTCTGCTCGCCAAGCCGTTTGTTCCACCATTAATTTTCTTTGTTACGGCAAGAATATTATTCTTATCCGCTACAGCATTCAATCCTCTTATCAGCCAATACCACATACCGCTTTTTACTGCTCCTTTCGGTTGTTCCAAGAGCTTTGGCTCTGCTACAACATCACCTTTGCAGTACTTTGAGTTCGTGTAAGCTTGATAATTCGCCCTTCCTGTTAAATGCAAGAAGCCACGACCTTTATATCTGTAGCCATCTCCCTTTTGAGTATTACCCAACATCTTTGCGAGTTTTCCGACCTCATACTTATGGCAATAGTCAGCATTACCGATTTCTCGTATATGTACCAACTCTGCGGTTTCGTGAGCCACTTGCGCAAGGAAATTTGCCATACGAATGGGAGTGTTTATATTAAAGGCATCTGCATAGGCATTGATATAAGGAAGATATGTATCAATCCTTTCTCCAGCTTTCGGCATGATGGCTTCCATTTGTTCTTTTGTTACTTTCATTTTTTACCCTCCGATGCTTTAAATCCTTCTTCTAAGGCATCGCCAACACCTTCGCTTTTAGATTTTGCAAGGGCTACGACAAATGCTTTAATGAATCCTGTTATTGTCTTCTTCTCTACTGATACGCCACGCACAAATAAGAAATGCCCTACTATGCTTGGGATTTCTATTCTTGCCGCAATAAATGCAGTAACAACCCATCCACCCCATATGTAATTAATGTCAAGCTGCGGCAATAGAGCTTTACCAAGAGATACACCTAACATTATGTAGATAAGGTAGTCTACGAATTTATTTGCAGTTCTACGTCTTGCCCGTGATACTCTGAACTCATATCTATCCGCAAGCAGAAGATTTTTATCTTCTAAAGCATTCTTATGGCGAAGGCTACTCTCTTCGCAGCCAAAACGATAGTCAGCGATTATGAGTAGAACGATAGCAATAAGCATCCATCGGGTATCGAGTAACATGCAACTCAACTCATCCCCGAATAGCACCATCCCTGCTGCTCTTGTACCTGTATTTCCTATCTGTGCTACCATATTTTGTTTTTTTGTTGCAAAGATAGTTTTTTAAGTTTACATTTCGATAAAATACTGATATTCGATATAAACAAATAAAGAGGAACTTATAAAAGCCCCTCTTTACGAATGATTCAAACTGTATATCTACTTCAAAAAGTATTCTCTAATATCGTATACCCCATCCTTATCTTTTAGTAGGTCAATGGCTAATCTGTAGGCATATTCTACAAGTTCCTCTTCGCTTATATCAGAAAGAGATTTCTCTCCCTTTATTGCAACTATGGTTTCCCCGTGGTCGCTTATTACCTGATTCATTGCTATATACAGCGCATAATCATTGTAATACGGCTTATCCTCCATACAGAAGCCTAACTTCTCCATTTCATCCAACCATTCTTGCATATTCCATGTAGCTTCGGGATTCATCTTACCGATAATATCCAACGCCTCATTCTTGGTAAGATAGTTCTTCCACTTGATAGCGCAAAGTTTATAAAGATACTCTTGCGCCAACTCTGGGTGTTTGGATGCCATATCTTTCATCATGCAGCGCATGGTATCACCAAACACGTGCATATACTTCACGTTTGCCGACGTAGCCATTATTCCATATAGCTCATCAAACTTACTCATAATCTCTTTTGCTTCCATATTGTCTTGTATTTATATATGTGATTATTCTGCTGTTATCAGACTTCTCAACTCTTCAAAATCATCCTTTGTAAAGCTGATACTCTTCTTGCTACCAAAGAAGATAGTCGTTATGATGTTGTCGGGCAAATCAATAACCAAAGCACCGCCATCAATGCGACCTTTAATAAATCCGAAATCAAACTCATAATTGCTTATATTTTCCAACATCTGCATAATGTCTGAGAATATGGTATCAGCATCTATGTTGCCGTCTTCATCGGCAATGAATAGGGTAGCGTTGTCAATGCTCTTGCCCCAATTATCCTTATTCTTTGCGATGATGTTGTGCGCCGCACGTTTCATGTAGACGGAAGGAATAGCCAATGCAGGGTTCTCCTTCACCATGTCACTTATTCTTGCGTCTGCCCACAAATCAAGTGATGTAAGCAGCTTCTCTTTAAGTTCCGTTATGTTCATTTCTTAACTCCTCCTTTCTTTGTTTTGTTGTACCATACGAGGTATTCTTGCCAGGTTTTGTCGCTGTGGTTAGTCATATAATCGTTGAGCATGGCAGATTTCTGCTCTTCTGCCTGCGCTACTTCTTTTCTCAATCTTTGCATCAAAGACAAGTGTTTCTTCAATGCCTCCTGTCCTTGCTGAGTGCTTTCGATACGAGGGCGTATGATACGCAACTCCTCATCTTGCACTAACTTAGACACATATTGCAAGCTATTAACGTACTCCTGGTTTTGCATCAAGTACTGCCTTTGCGCCCCTGTAAGGTTGTCTTCTATCTTATCAATCTCATCCCAAAGTGGGGTGGAAGACTGCTGCGCTTGCATGTTGATAGATGCTCGCTTCTGCTGTATTGCCTCATACATCTTCTGTAGCTCTGCATCCAACATCTGCGGCTGCTGTTGCTGACTTGTACCCATATCCAATAATGGGCTGTTTCCAAAATTCATCATAATCAATATCTTTAAGTTGGTGATATATTTTAGAGAGGTGAGAGGGCATCCACCAACGAGGGCAAACACCCCTCACCAACTCATTTCTTTTTAGTCCTTTTTACAGACTTCCTTGCTGCTCTGTTACGCTCCTGTACTGGGAGTGGAGGGAGCGGTGCAATTACAGCCGTAGCTGCCGTAGCCCGAAATTACTGGCGTAGATGGGAGTACCAACTGACCACGAAGACAGTTACATGTCTTCTCGTTCACGTAAGCCATCATCAGCTTCTCCTTGTAAGGAGTGAGGGCTTCCATTACGGCCACCTTCTTGTCAAGGTCGCAATACTTTGCTTGCAGCGCATCGTACTGGTCTCTCTGATTCTTATACAGACCGAAGTCCGCATCAATCTGAGACTTGTACAGACCGAACTCAGCTTGCATTGCACGGCGGTTCTCAGCGTTGATAGCATCTGTAGCACCCTTGTACATAGAGAACTTCTCTGCGATGTCAGTTTCACGCATAGCGTAGAACTTGTTATCGGTGTCGAGCTTCAAACCGAACATGTCGGTAAGCAGCTTCACCTCATCATCGCATTCCTTCTCCATTACCTGCAAGGCGGTTGGCTGATTGGAACTTGCGTTAGCTCCGTAAGCGTTGATGTTCACGTTCTCAGGCATATTGCTGCCACCGAGTGAACCAAACACGCTGCGGTTGTTACCGCCAAGCAACCAAGCACCAGCACCGAGTGCTGTGCCGATGATACCAAGGGTAAGACCAGCATTACCTGTTGCCTTAGAAGCATACTCATCGTGCTTCTTTCCCTCTTCGTAGATTTTCTTCTCTACGACCTTTGCATCTGTCATTTCCATGATACAATCTTTTTTAAGTTATCCTTAATATTAACTAACACTATTGTAACGTTACGATGCAAAGGTACAGCGAATTTATAAGAGCAAATATAACTCTATCACACTTTCTTTTAGTGGTTGATTATCAGTGTTTTAAGGTGATAGTAGGTAATGTCATTTTGAGCTAATATAGTGGGAATTAAAATCTTTTCCAATGTTTGCAAGATTGGAAAGGATTGAAAACAAAAAGAGAGGCAATCACTTACCTCTCTTACTCTTAATGAAGTGTAGTATATCCCACTTCTTAAAATATCTCGTATGTCCTCGCTTCTTGCACTCGCCATTGGGAATATCGCCCCTTGCAACCATACGATTGAGTGTAGCATCAGAAACGTGAAGCTTTTCCTTGACTTCCTCGGTGCTCATCATAGGGTTGAGCATATCGGGAATGATATCACACAGTCTATCCAGGTCCTCATCACTCATTCCGCAAGCGGTGACCTTCTCACCATTTTTCTGCTGCTCGTCTGCCTTGAAGCAAGCATCGCTCAGCGACTTCAAAGCTGTTCCGAGTATCTTATAATTTAGTATCTTTCCCATATTACCTTTGTTTTTACGAAAAATTCTCAAAAATCGCCTTTATGCGCAGATTTTACGTCCTAATTTGGTTCGACTAATGAACATATCAAAAAATCCGTATAGATAAAACATTGCCGTTACTATCATGACAGTGAAGCAGGAATCAATCATATCTTGAGTTGTGTACCAACTCCACTCTACAATATGGGCAGCGTTTATGCCGAAGAAATAGAAGAATGGAATACGATACCGCCAACAAAGAAAAAAGAATCTGCTCGCCAGTATCAAAACCATTGGCAAAATATAAACCATAAAATAGATGAATAAATAGCATGGAAAATTCTCATTGTTTGTTATGAACATTTCCCTTGGATGCTGACTAAAATCCCACATGCCGTATGCGTGAAAGCACATAAGTATAACTGGAACATACTTGCAGAACCAGCAAAAGAACTTCAAAATTCTCCGTGAATATCTGTTACCATGTTTCATCAGCAAATCCATAACCTCGCTGACGTCTTTGTCTTGCAACCAATGCAATAGGTCGCTTTCATCTTCTTTATTCATAATTTTCGGTTTTAAGATTCAAAATAAGATGGTTGCAAAGTTACACTTTTGTGGCAATAACGCAAGAAAAATGTCAAGTTGTTAGTGTTAAACTTTACTAAACCATCTTATTGTTACCAACAACGGCGTTTTACTATCAATTTGTTATCCAGTACGTCACGAATACGTCCAGAAACCCTGCCACCTCTGCCATATACCACACAGGCTTATATCCTTCATCTTCGTCCGAACAGCTTACGAGTAGCAGATAGATAAGAGCTATTACAGCCGTTGGAACCCAGCACACCGACAGACACCAGCCTACACACCCTGCCGCAGCCACAATGGCCCCTCCTTTATGAATAGGGTAGGCATCGGCATCAAGATAATTTGGTGCTGCACCTACGAACATTAACCCCACACACCCTATAAAGGCAAGAAACTGAACACCCTTACCTGTGTCGAGCATACATACCATCATCAGTATCGCACACGTCACCATAACGGCCGTGAACACCCAGCCATAGTTTCGCTTGTGCTTATCGCCAATTACCTCGCTTCCAGTACATCTCTGTAGCTGATAATACACATCGCTCACCATCGCAGGAATTCCAAACCTCATCGCCGATAACAAGAGAAATCCCCCAAGAAGGAGAAAAGAAATCAATGATAATAACCACATAATCTTTTACTTTTTTAATCGTTCTATAACTTCATTTCAAGTTGCTTTGGATAGTCGGCAGTAACATCGAATGCCTCCACCTCTTCCACAGATACCATATCTTCCACTGCCTTTTTGTGCGCAGCAGTGACATTGAAGCATTCATAGGCATAGTTTTCCAAGTTACACATGAATTCGTCTGCTTTCTCACAAGGAAGAGTAATCTTCATGCCGTCTAGCCACATATCAATGTTCTCCTCTCCAAGACTGATCTTGTCCTTGATATTCTGACGCAGACCCATCCTAACATCTTTATTAAGAGTGCTACCATCATCACTACTCCAAGGAATAAGAGTGTCATTGAGATAAAAGCCGTTTACTGATGGGGAAACATCATATTCTTCAATCTCATTCAAACAGGTTTCCTTAGCCTCTTCCAAGGTTTTACCTTCATACTTACTACTATTTTCAGCCTTGTTCTTCTCCTCACTTGTAACTATTGTGTAGTCAAGAAAGGTAGAATCAACTCTTGCATACAATTCCTTTGAGAATGTATGTCCACTTGACAACCAATAGCCATCTTCCGTGGCTATCTTCACAACTCCACTGTTGAGATGGGACACCTTTATGTGTCCCAATCCCTTAATATCCTCTATATTCATATTCTTAATCTTTTAGTTATGCAATGACATATCCCTTTGCCGTCATGGTGGCAATGTCAGATTCTGTCAATTTGTTTTTTATATTACTATGAAGGTTTAATGTCAAATCTACCAATCCATTTGATTTTCTGTCATAACTTCCTTCAACAAGATATTCTTTTGCAACGTATGAAGTAATGGTAATGCTCTCAATTAAGGGCATATTGAAGAAGTTCTTACCAAGCTTAAATTGTTTAGCGCCTTCCAAGAATCTATACCAATTAGATACATTTACGTTATTCCAACCATCACCTGAGCAATCTATGGTTTTTAATGAAGACCTATAAAACGCTAAATAAAATCTTTTTAGTCCACTAGTGTCCCAACCACTCAAATCCAAATCTATATCTGGTAACTTATTAAACGAAGGCATTTCCCGACAAGCTGCCTTTACCAAAGTGCTAAGTCCATAGATGTTTTGTATGGCAATACATCCATTAAACATATTTCCCATATTAGTACATTTTATAGCATTCCATTCTGTTAAGTTGATTGTAGCTAGGCTCATACAATTTAGGAACATTCCCGTCATTGTAAGAACATTCTCAACATTCCATCCTCTTAGGTCTAGTTTTTGTACTCCACTTTCACTAAAAACTATTTCCATACTAGTCACCTTGCTGGTGTCAAATCCTGATACATTCAATGAAGTCAATGCAGAACATCCTTTGAACATCGCAGACATGTTAGTCACCTTGCTGGTGTCAAAGTGGGACACATCTAGCTCAGTAAGCAAATAGCAGTTTCTGAACATACTATCCATACTAGTAAAGTTTGATGTGTCAAGATGTGAGACATCTGCCAAGAGGATTGTTGACATTGTTTCCTTATCTGCTCCTAGTGCTTGTATCTTAGGTTTATATGATACCTTAGGATAAACTTTGGTTCTCTTCATTGCAGGAATTGTAACTTCCTTACCATCTACAATCACTATTGTGTCAGTCTTACACAATAACTCTATATAGCTTCCATGATATTCCTCAACCTTCTTTCTTGTCTCGTCTTCCTTTTGTGAGAGATTTCCAAGTTGTGTGGAAATGCTTGCAAGCACGCCATCACGAAGAACCTTCATAGTCAAGTCAGCTATGCCTACCTTATAAGATACAACTATCTTGATTGAAGAGTTGCCCTTGAAGTGGCTCATATATCTACAATAACCATCAATAGGAAGTTCTGCATCCTCATTCAGCTTTACAAGTGGAGAGTATGTTCCTACTTTTGTCTCATAAGTCATAGGAAGATTACTTACTATAGTATCACCCTCCTTAATTGTAGGTGTGTTGACTCCAGCTTCTACACTCCACTCATAGGTGTACGTATGTGTATTGCCTAGATAAGTGGCAGTGGCAGTTGCTATTGTGCCATCCTCATTGTATGTATAGGTGTAGTCAATGCCTCTTGTCTCTATACTTGTGATATACTCAGCAAAGACACACACACTCCCATCAATCACATTTGGTTTAAAAAGGTATTCATTTCCTTTTTCAGCAGTGAACTCAGCTATTGCCCAACCTTGTTTGGTAACTTTAACTCCATCAGAAGAGATAGCCTTATTTGTCTCCTTGGGTGTAAGTACAACATCTTCTCTGTCACTATATGCACCAAGAGTTTGTTTGATTCTATTGACATCACTTCCTACCTTTACTGCCTCATCAAGAGAAACAGACTTGGTAGTTCCATTTCTATTTGTAATCTCTACTACATTATCGTCTGTGAGATTCGCATCCACCTTTTCTGCGCCATCCGTGGCAGTCTCTGCTGCTTTGATGGCGGTATCAAAATCGCTCTTACGCTTTGTTTCTGCGTCCGCACGAGATTGCTCTGCTTCTACTCTTGCATCTTCTGCGGCAGCTCTGTCTGCCTCTGCTTGCTTACGAGTTGCTTCTGCTTTGACACGACTATTTTCAGCATTAACCCTCGCAGCTTCTGCATCATCAAACTCTGTGCGATGAGTATTGAGGTCCTGGATGGCGGCATCAGTATCAGACTGACGTTTCTTTTCAGCCTTTACTCGTTCACCCTCAGCAGCCACACGGCCAGTCTCGGCATTCGCTCTGTCGCCCTCAGCACTCACTCTCTGTGCTTCTGCGTCTACTCGCTCTGTTTCTGCAACAGCACGGCTGCTTTCTGCATCGGTACGAGCCTTTTCTACTTTTACTCGTTCAGACTCAGCAGCCACACGTTTGGATTCGTCATCCTTACGGGTAAGCTCATTTTTCTGTCGCTCAATTTCGATTTCTGTGCGAGCTTGCTCTGCCTTTACACGCTCAGCTTCTGCTGACACACGTCCTTCTTCGGCTTTAGTCCTACTACCTTCAGCAGACGTCCTTGCTTCCTCAGCAGACACACGTCCTTGTTCGGCAGTCCCCCTCAGAGTCTCGGCTTCCTTTCTCGCTTCCTCGTTCTCATTGAGAGTGTCGTTTGTTTCCTTGGAGTTTTTCAGAGCCTCATTCGCCTTATCGATGAGGTCACTCAACTCCACGGTAGGAGGGAGGATAACCATAGCAGTATCCATCTCTACGCTGTTGTCACCCTCATCGGTCTCACCAAACTCGGTGTCGGCATCGGCATTGTTGGCTACGATGACAAACTGAGGGTATTCGTTGCTTCGCCAGTCGTTGCCGAATATCTTACCCTTCACCTCGATAGCATACGTGCCGAGGCTCATCTTGTCGCCCTCTACTCTTGCAAGGAGCACATTATCCTCCTTTACGTCAATATCAAATGCAAGAGGGATGCGTCTAAATTGATTGCACACCTGTACCACCACGTCCGTACAGGCTGGCAGAGGGAAAGCCTGTGCTTGCCCCTCTACCATCTTCATCACTGGTATCTTCAGCGTGAAGTCATTACCTTTAACGATTTTCTTCATATAGCTATAAAATTAAATTGTTAATCGTACTTTTTCTGGATAACCTGCCGTAATATCATAGGCTATCAATGCGTCTATCGTCTGTAGCTCAACAACCTTGTCAAGATGGGTCTGCGTAACATTGTAGCAGTCTTTGGCGTAGACCTCTATCTTGCTGATAAGGTCTTGAGCTGTGTCAATAGGCAGGGTATAACACTCGCCGTCGAGCCACAGGGTCGTTTCCGTTCTCCCCATTCGTCTCAGTCGCTCGTTGCCCTGGTACACTCTGTCTCTTGTCTCGAAGTCGAGCCAGTGAGCCTCGTCGTTGAGATAAAACGTATTCACCTCTGCGCTCTTATCGTACTCCGTTATCTGCTCGATGCACTTGTTTCTCAGAGCCTCTGTCAGCTGTTCTTCAGTAGGCTCCGCATCGGTATTCATATCGAGCAACACGCAGTCATACAGATACTCACCGTCTTCTGTCTTGCGTTCGTTCACAGCAAGACGCACCTCATTATTTTTCCATGTCGCAACCTTCGTTTCCAAAGGTGTAGCATACAGTTCCTTATATGTTATCATATTTGTTTAGTAATTGTTGCTCATTATTCCTGTGTCAAGATTACCGAAAGTGGTTTCTGTCTGTATTGAATAGATTTTTCCGTACAATCCGAGTGTCGTGAACCTTGCGTTAAAGGAAGCTATCTGTACATAGAATGCAGGCCTTGTTACGAACTGTCCCTTCTTGATGGCAGGCACCAGCTTTGTGTTGTCGTAGACCGTGGCATCCCCAGTAAGGAACACGCCATCCGCAAGATTTGTCAGCGCACCATTCTTCACCATTGTGCGGCTCGTAAAAGTCCTTCCGTCGGCTGCACTCGCAAGGTCGTATGTACCCAATCCGTTGGCCGAGTCGGCTACTATCTTTCCGTTCACTCTTGGTGCTGAGTAACGATACAGGGTTGTCGTTTTACCCGTAGCACCCTTAACGAAAAGAATGTAGTTGTTATCCTTCGTTGCCGTGTACCACGACTTCGTTGTGTCAGCCCACGGTAGGTCTATATTCTCTCCGAGCGGAGTCGTCAGTCCTGCGTCCTCTGCTTTGATATATTGCGCAGAAGTTATCTTCGCGTCGGTCTTGCTGAGTGAGGCGACACCAGCAGGGCCGAGGTCGTAGAGAAAGTTTCCGTTGTCGTCGTAGTACGACAGCACGGCCTGTCCCGAACTGTTCAGACCGAAGCGGATATTTGCAGTTCCTGCCTTGCCGTAGATATTGATAAGGCCATCGGCTATCCTTACCATCTGTCCGTTGTGTCCTTGCGATGTAAGCATCTGCGCCAGTATCAGAGCCGCATTGATGACTCCGTCTTTAAAGAGAGCGGCTGTCGTAGTCTGACCAGTAGATAACGTGTTCTCCACCTTGATTTTCTCGCCATACAGAGTTACTCCGCTCGACGTAATCTCAAGTCCTGCCGCCTTTGCTGTGGCTCTGTCTATGAGGTCGGTCTTCCGTTCTGTATAATCAGTAAGCTGTGCGCCTTCCTCCAGCTTCGGCTTCGTCACCCAAGCCTCAGTATCTCCTGGAACACGTATCAGCACCTTGTCTGGAATTACCTCTGCTCCCTCGCCAGTATAGTCCTCTATTCGCCAATGCACCCAGTACCGCTTATAGGTCGAGGTGAGTGCGAGATGTGCGTATCCGTCAGTCGTGCCCATATATTCGTTTCCTTCGCAGGTTTCTGTATATACATTTGCATGAACGCTGTCTCCATAGAGATAAACATTGATGTTCCCGCTGCCCTTGGCGACGAAGGAGAACACATAGTCCTGCTTCTTTACTATTCTCGCCTGCCCAGAAAGGGTAGCTGTTGTGGGAAATTTATATTGCAAGACTTCTGTGAACTGAGACTCTGCCGAGTTGTTTTTGTTGTACAATATACCGTAGCAGCCTTCGTATTTACCAAACATAATCAGTCCGCTGGCAAACTGAAGATTGCTGTTGTCAGACGATCTGGTCAGTGTCATCGTGTCCTCCAAAAGGTTTCCGCCCACATAGTCGTAGTCCGTTTCCGCAGGAGTCCAGCCTGTGTACTCGTCTCCTTCCTCCAACATCGGCATGCATATCCATCCGTTACCCGAGGCAGTATAGCTAAATGTTCCGTCCACAGTTATGCCGTTGTAGACAAAGATATTCACCTCGATAAACTCTGCGTCGCCCGAGTTGAAAGTGTAGTTCACCTGCCTCCACTGGTTCACCTCGTTCTCCTTCGTCAGCCACTGCATGTTACCCGAGGTGGCAGTAATTCTATCCCCTCTATCGCCATTCATCGCAGCCATCTTGTACACCTCCGAATGAACCTGTAAGTCCTTCGTGTCGCACTTTATCCATGCGGAAAATGTATAATCGGTATTCTTCTTCACAGCGATGCCGTTGATGCCTTGTCCCCAGAAAAGTCCATTGTACTGAGGCGTTCCGTCACCAGTCACCGAGAAGCGGATTGCATTGTGCCCATTCACACCCTGTGTTATCGTAGGCTGGAAGAGGCCGTACGAATATTTTATATCACCCTTCCTCGTCAATGATGTATCTCGCAGGAGGTTATGTCGTCCTTGCTGGTTCTGAGTCACGCTGAGAGTAATCTCCTTTGCTGTCTGCTTGATAGTAGATGTGTAGGCGTTGAGAACGGTAGGATTGCTTCCTTTGAGGTCGTTCTCCAATTTCTCAAATTGCGACTGATACTGCTTTGCCGTAGCCTTTACACTACCCATATACTTCGACACGTTGGCAGAGAAAGGAACTTGTGTACTGTAGCTCTTCCCTCCGAGAGAGAATGCGATTGTGATAAATCCCTCGCTCACCGACACTTTGTCTCCGCTCGCCAGAGTGGTAGTGTTCACAGAGTTGAGCTTCACCTTGATATATCCCGTAGCCAAGCTTGCCGCAGCCGTACAGTTCTGCATATAGCTCACCCTTACGTCTGAGCACTCGTTAGTAACATTCTCGCCACCTCTCATCACCTTTACTCGTCCTTCTGCCGTGGTGTCCGACACGATGCCGTCATCGTTAGTGTCGAGCACGATTGGCTGTACGAGAAGTATGCTCACTCCGTCATTTCCGTTCACACCAGGAGTACCTTGTTCTCCTTTTTCTCCCTGCGGTCCTTGTGCACCCGTTTCGCCCTGCGCACCTGTTTCTCCTTTAGGCCCTTGTGGTCCTTCGTCACCTCTATCTCCCTTTTCGCCCTTGTCACCTTTCTCACCCTTCTCTCCCGACAGCACCTTCTTCCAGTCGCTGCTTGCGTCCGAAGGCTCTTGGCTTGTTCCGTTCTCATTGATACAAGTCCACAGGGCGTTATTGTGGTTCACTTGGTCGTAGTAGGCATAGCTTCCTGCCTTCCATTCGCCTCTGTAGTTCACCATGTGCATAGTATCCCCAGTCGAAGATACCCACTCAAAGATACCGCTATTAAGCCTTATCCTATCAGGCGAGAGCACGAATACCTCCTTGCCCTTGTGTGTATATCTGTCCACACCCTTGAAGCCTACGATGCGAGGTGTGTTATCGCCAGTACTCTCCAGTATCAGCACACCCTTTCTGCTGTCGTCGTCTACAGATTCTCCTCCAACAAAAACAGCTCTGTGTCCGTCAAGCACAATGGTGTCACCTGCCTCTGGAATACCGGCAATCTCTGACGAAGCACTATTTTCTTTTACGCCATCAAGCGCTATTGAGTGCTTGCCGATTACTATCCACGAGAACATCTGCCCGCCATACAGCTCATTGTCATATTCGTCATATATCTTCTCGTTCTCACTCGACACGCCGTGCTCAGGGATTGTTCGCCAGTAGCTCTTGTTGCTTGCGTTCGTAGTTCCCGTAGCCAGCGTTCCGATGGTCTTGCATCTCACTTGGTCGCCCTCTCTCCACAGGTTCTGTGTAGCCGTAGTTCCGTCGTCAGCAAGAAGATAACAGAGCCAGCCTTCGCACATCTCCACAGACGTCTCTATCCATTCACTGCTCTCGCTTTCCCATATTACAGGCACAACCTTCACTATCTTGCTTCCTGCGCCCGAAAGGTACACATTACCGCCTGCATACGATAGCTTCCTTACCTCCAGTTGGTTAAAGATAGCCTTTCCCCAGATAGTAAGATTGGTGATAAAGGCGTGATACTTGCCGTTCTTCTCCTTCTCAACAGAAAAGCCTTGTTCAGCCGCATTGTCGTAATCGAAAGACTTGATGGTATTAAACACCGCATCACCCAACTCCGTAATCTTAGCATTGTTGCCAAACTTCGCTCCCATCATCAAATCAGCAAGACCTTTGGCAATAAGACCTTTCGCAAATGTGATTAATCCCTGCGCAGTGTCGTTGTATTGCTTTGACAGAAAGAATCTTGTGCCGTACTTTGCAATTAGATTGCTAAGTTGTGATGTTGTATATCCTCCATTATTAGAAGCTGAGCCTGATGCGATAATAGAATCAACTTTTTCTTCAAGCTGAGTTGTTGAACCTTTAACAGCTTCGTTTCCTATAGTGATTACTTGCTCAAAGTTATAATCGATATTGGTTGACAACTTTAACACTCTTGTTGTTAACAGATATCCATTTCCATCATTATAGGTAACCTTTTGTCCTATCTGCAAACAGGGATTATCTTTTTCAAAGACCTGTGGATAAGACTTTAGGCTATAATTATTCAAATCAGATTTAAGACGCTGAATCTCCTTTATAGCCTCGTCAAAAAGTCGCTTTTGAGCATCTTTAGTGTATATGCTTTCAGCCATTGCAATATTATATAGAACAGTAATATTGCACTTATATGTTGGCTTACTTTCTCCTCGTGGAATTATCATTTCACTCTCATTCGTAGGTATTATAAGATTATTATCCTCCTGATAGATAATCTCATAATCACCAGCTAAAACCGAAAAATTACCACCACTCACATCATCGGAGGCGTGAGAAGAAGAAGCTTCTTTATGATAAGAAAGTTCAAATCCTACATAATCACCATTCGTTCCACGTCCAGCGAGTGGGGTAGAGAGTGCGTCTTTATTAAAGTTCGCTTCAAAAGAGCACGATAAATTTTTTCCATTAATAAGCAGTTTATCCGTAACCTCGAAATCATACCAATAATGCACAACGCCATTATCATTGGTTGTGTTAACTATTGCTTTTCCTTTGATTCTTTCTGTAGTCGGATAAGCAAGACGCATATACCACACAGTAAACGTCTTATAAGTTGCCACTGAACCATCACTATTATATGTTAAAGGTATCTTCTTTTGGGTTTCCGAGTCAATTACATACTTTTCTCGCCCTCGTACATTATAAACATACGTATTAAGAGATGGGTATATCTGATAAAACTCAAGAACTTTAGTAAAAAGCGGCTCTTTTTTATCTTTTCTAATATCTATAGTAGAGAATTTATCTATAGTATAAGGTAACTTTTCTCCGTTAATATCAAGCGTTCCAATAGAAGGAGCTAATTGCAGACGGATATCTGACGAAGCTATATTCTCCCCTTTGTTATTTACTTGTGTAATGTTTCGTGTACCACCGAACACAGCGAAGGAGTTATAATAGCTTTCCTTGCTATTATTTACCGAAGGAATACCTACATTTTTACCTACTTCAAGCGTTATATCTCCATCATCAATACACGTCTTGCCTATATAGATAATCTCATTATCGTAATCTATATGCCATTCACAATTATCGCCAATAGCGTTACAGATAGCCGTAAGTGCAGATATGAAATCGTTATTATCAAAAGATACATTAACCACATTCGCATTTGTTGTGTCATACACAATATCCCATCCTGCTGTACCAAAGGCAATCTCATTATTCAGAAAGTCTTTCAACTTATCCGCAATCGTATTCATCGTTCCCACAAACGACCATTCATGTTGTTTTATTTCTTCGTTCTGTGAATTGCGTGTGCGAATATAGAAAGGAATTTTTGATAAAATCATCTTTGGATGATGAAAATCTGGCGTATATTTCCAAGCCATTTCGTTGCTCTGCGTAGGCTCGTATGATTCCAAGAGAAGAAACTGACGAGTAACTTCTCTAACTTTATCAATTTTGTATGTATGCACAATGTATGCTCCAACAGGCAGGACAACCTTTTCGGCACTATTCCATGAGAGGGAGATATAGTCTGATTTAGATAATTCTTCCTCTCTGATAGCCGAATTGGTTATCTCTGCTTGCATAAGCACCATTCCGTTCACATCATAGATATTAATCATAATTTTTCTCTATCGTTAGGATTATACTCTGTTAATTTGAGGACAAATTTACCTTTTTTTAGCCCATAATCACCAAACTGCGAACATTGGGTGTAAACAAGCTTAAAAACCCTCTTTAAGCGAGGAACTTTTAGACAAAACTCTCCAGAATAAGCTATCTTGTTAAGGAAAGCTTCATATTTTTGCAGATAATCCTCTTCCGAATTTCCTTCAAGAAAGAAAGAGATACTTACGTCACGCTTATCTTTCTTTGCATACTTCGGTGCTGCGATAACCGATTGCCCGTGTTCTAATCGACTATCATTTGTTACATAACCTTTTACTGGGGCAGGGGTTAACAAGGCTTCTCGCCAACCCCTTACCAATGTAATACCGAAAGCATCAAGGTCAATATAAGTTGAATCCGCTTCATCGACCATTTTAATAAATGCATTATTCTTCATTTCTAATACCTTTCCTTCATTAATTTATACATGCTTGCGATGTCCTCACGTATCAATATAATAGGTGCAGTATTCTTATTGATTGCTTCTAACTGCTCCAATCCCTGATACTGAATATCTCGCATTTCTGAGATATTATTATATGTCTGTTCGGCATAGATGCGCAAAAAAGAAACATCAACAGCGATAGCCTTGCGAACTTCATTACCTTGCTCTTGTGCAATCTGTACCGCATAACCGATGCCGATAAGGCTGCTTGCTTGGTCTGCCGTGATAGCCTCGATACCTTTACCCGTTGCCGTCTGCTGAGATTGCGCCTCTTTATACCCTGTAATTGCAGCAATATTATCTCTTATCTTCAAACCTTCATCAACGATGTTATCATACTCTTTTTTAAGTATATCCAAATCGTCATTAGAGAGCTGTCCTTGCTTCATCTTATCTGCCCATTTTTCATAAAGGGCTTTAAGTCTCTTATTAGCAAGGTCATCAACGGCAAAGTTAAGCATAGACTTATTGAGCATCGTCGTGAAATCATTTGCAAAATCTTGCGCCGATTTACTCATATCCATAAGATTGCTGATAAAGTTATCCTTTAACGAATCGAAGGTTGTCTGCGTAAGATTCTGATTGATTTTATCAGTCAGCTCTTCAAGCTTCTCGGCAAGGTCGGTATAGTTCTCCCAATACTCAGTTTTATCATACTTACCCTGGTCTGTCATATTCTTCCATACATCTTGGTTGTATGTGCGAATATCCTTCATCTGCTCTGGGGTAAGCTTATAAATATCCTCCAAAGAACTTACCTTGTTTATCGTAGAATTAACATAACCACCTCTGACCGCTGATTGCTGTGCTAACGTGCGATTGATAGCCGCATAGTCCTGCGCCGACAGATTCCAATAATAAGCATTAGAATGATGCGAGTCGTGGTAACCCATCTGCGATTGAAGGATTTCCATACTCTGCTTATTGATTTGCTTCTGAGCATCATAGGCTTTCTGATAATTGCTGACGGCACTCATTCCCGAAGTCTTATCAATCGAACTCTTCAACTGCTCAATAGAGTATTGTAATCGCTCGTTTGATTCTGTAAGGCGATTGGTAGTCTCCGCAACCTCCTTCGCATTACTTCCATTGCCGATACCAAGAGCACTACCAAGCGATTTGATAGCCCCTACGCCGTTAATAGCTGCCCCGATATAGTTGCCCGTAGCAAAGTCTGATGCCGCTTGCGAACCCTTATTGAAGGCATCTGTACCACTTTTAAGCTTCTTTCCAAGGTCTGAATCACCGAAGCCGAGAGCATCAATCAATTCACTTGCTTCTTTTAGCTTCTTAGCAACATTACCGATGTTTTCTGCCCATTCATTGGCAATCGCCTTAATAGACCTCCTTGCCTTATTTTGTGATATATTTGCATCCTCCTGTGCCTTCTTTACGTCCTTTGTTGCTTTTCCGACTTTTACCTCAGAAACAGCGAGTTCATCAAAGAGTTTCTTTAATTTTTCAAGCTGTTCATTACTGAGGTTCATCTTATTCTCATTGAAGAGTGTGCTCTTATTCTGAGAGGTTATCTTATCGGTACTTACAGATACCCCCGTCTCCGCAAAGACTTTCTGTATAGCAATTTTCGTAGAAGACTGCTGCTCTTGTGCATTATATTGCTCTACTGTAGCTTTTCTTAATCGTTCTTGTGCGTCAGCAGCCTCTTGCAAGAGCCGATTATATTCTCGCACCTTCTCGTTAGACCATCCCCACTTATCGGTCTGCTCTGAAATTGCATCATCAATCTTAGCAATCTGTTCTGACACAACCTTCATATCATCAATATCAAGAGTACCCGAACCGAGAAGGTCTTTGAGCTTTTTTCTTAGGTCTTCGAGATAAGATTTACTCAATCTTCCCATATCAGAGAAAACAGAATCCCAGTTAATAGAATCCTTGAAATCATTGAAGTTAAGCTTCTTTAGCTGCTCTTCAAGGTCAGTTTTCAACTTTGCTTCCTCGAAAAGATTACCTTTTGCCCTTGCTTCTTTGATTTTCTCGTTATACTCCTCAACGATGGCGAGCTTTTGCTGTTCGAGGTTGCCATACGCCTTCAGGTATTCACGATATGATTTTAATTCATCAGCATAAATCTCATTATTGTATGATTCTATGGTCTTCTGTTCAATGATGGTGTACTGCTCGGTAATCTTCTGAATATTCTTTGTATCAAGATATTTCTTATCATCCCAAGTCTCAGCCTTACCACCCTTTGCCTTGATAACAGACTGCTGTGCGTCAAATTCAGCTTTCTGTCGGTCACGCTCTGCCTTGATAGCTGCATTCTTTCGCTCTTCAATCTGCTCAATTTCTTTGGATAGCTCTCTTTTGCGCTCGGCAATAACCTTCTCTTCGCCTTCTTTCATCGCCTTAATCTTTGCATCGGTTACCTCCTGTTCCAAAGATTGCCAAGCTTTTGCTCTTTCGTAAGCATTCTTATAGATAACATCATCAAGCTTCCCTTCTGCTGAATTAATCTGCTTCTGCTGAGTAGCATCTTTCTTAGCATCCGATTTTGCTTTATTCGCTAGAGAACGTTTTGCTGCTTCCTCTTGTCTGATGAGCATTCTCTGTTCACTATTCTGCTGAACTTGCGTTCTCAGTACCTGTATTCTAAGTTCACGCTCTGCGGCAATATCTTGCAATGATTTAGTGTGCAGATTTGCTTGTTTTTCATGCAATTCTACGAGTTTCTGCTGCTGTTTTATCTGATAATCATATTTCTGCCTAACAAGTGCTCTTGCCTCCTCAATGGCTGCAATTTTTTCCTTACCTTGCAACGAATATATCTTATTCTTTATCTCGGCGATTTTTTCGTCAAGTTTATACTGCTCCTCTGTATTCTTTTTGATGGAAATCTGTGTTTCTTGTATCTTACCAGCAAGAGAAGCTGCTTGCTTTGCTTTAGAAAGTATTCCATTTAAAGAAGGTGCTAACTTCTTTGCTAAATCATCACCTGCAAAAGCATCATAAGCAGTCTTAGCAACACCAATCGCTCCCGAAACACTCGTCTTGAATGCGCCAATAACAGTCTCACCAGCACCCTTAATTCCATCCCAAGTTTTTTTAAGACCAGCGGTAAAGGTGTCCCAATCCATATTTAACACACCTTTAATGGTCGTTCCGAGACCTCCAATAAGATTCACCGCTGCTTTCACGGCAGTTTTAAACGTCTTCACGAAGTTATTACCGAAGTCACGAAGAGGAGCGTTTGGCTTAGTGAAGCACTTGTACAAGTACTCTCCGAAGATAATCACAATATCTGTGATAGACTTAGCAAGAGAACCAAAGTAAGCCATCAGTTTTGTATAGACCTTCTGACCCTCTGCGGATTTAGTCATCCATGTATGCACCGCCTTGAAAGCAAGAGCGATTGCAGCAATTACCGCACCCACAGGTGTTGCACACATTCCCCATAGAGCCTTTGTTACGGACTTAATAGCAGTAAGAGACCCCGTTACGGGAATACCAAGAGCCTTGAAAGCTTCGCCGACCTTACCAATCTCACCTTGCAACTTACCATTGGCAGTCATTACATTGATGATACCGTCTTTAAAATCACTTAGACCAGACTTTGCTTGTGCGAACTCCTCACTAAAACGCTGACCGATGGAAGAACCGCTTACTTTTGCTTTCAGCTCATCAATAGGTTGAGTTATTTTATCTTTTATGCTCTGCCCGAAATCAGAAATCTTCTGCCCGAAATCAGAAATCTGATTGCGCAATCTACCGATAAAAGTCTCTTCGTTCTTCTCACGGATAGCCTCTTGCAATACAGATATATTATTCTTTGTCTTTTCAATCTCAGACTGTAGTTTCTGCAAGTCTTCTTTCTGCTTTTCTCCAAGTGGCTTTCCATCCATCTTAGAAGCTTCTGCTTCTAAATCTTGCAATTTCTGCTTACTCTCATCAATCTTAGAAGTCAGTTCTGATAACGATGTGTCTTTGACGTTGATAGCGATAATAGAGCCATTTTGAATACTATTTGCTGCTTCGAGAAGAGTAGTATATTGCTGTAGGTCTGCATTGAGTCGTTGCTGAGTATGTTCCCAATCGTCTACCTTTAATTGAAGAGCATCAATTTTTGTTTGTGCTTTCTCAATAAAACCATTATAGTAATCAACTTCTGCTTTATCTTCCGAAGGTGAAAGATTAGCTATCGCATTTTTGTATTCTTCTATCTTCGCTCTCTGTTTCTCAATGCTTTTTGTTGCTTCCTCTATATTTTTAGTAAAATTCGTTGCATTAAGTTCGCCCTCTATTTCTTTTATATTCTTCTTATATAACTCAATATTATCTTTCAGTTCTTTTGTATTCTCGGATTGTAACTGCTCAATTTTTGCACGACCAGAAGCTACGGAAAGATACTGCTGTAATGCTTCGGAAAGATGTTTGGTTGCTTCTACATTCCGACTTTCCGCTTCGGCATTTCGAGTTGCTGCCTCGGCATTTGCTATATGTGCTGCTGCCTCTGCCGAAGTGGCTGTCGCCGCAACTGTAGCTGTAGTTCCTACAGCAATATTCGTTGCGGATTGAACACCATTTGCACTTGTGCTTGCAACAGAGAAAGCACTTAATGCTTGGTACGCACCGTTTACTTGAGAGATAGAATTTTTGACCCCATCATAAGATTCAACAAGGTCTTTTACTTCACCTTTCGCCAATTCCAAAGAATGCTTTTGAGCATCAATCTGCTTAGTAAGCGAACCGAATGCCTCTGAGCCTTTTTCCGTCTTAGCTAACTGCTCGTTAAGTTTACCGATAGTACCTTCAATGGTTTCTACTCGTTTATTGGCAGTATCAATCATTTCTGGTACTACCTGTATCCCCTTTGTGGCTTCATCCATAGCAGATTTGAGAACCTGCATAGCCTTGGTGGTCTTTGTTGCAAGGTCTTCATCGGATTGCGCCACATCGTTAAGTGCCTTATTCATTCTCTGAGATAAAGCTTCTGTATCAACGCCGACACGGTTCAAACCATCACAAAGCTTATCAAGTGATGATTGAATATCGGAAATATCCATCTGTCCGCTTATTCCAAGTATTTCATCTGCTGCTGCCATATTGTTAATTTATTTATGTGATTATTACATCATGCCCATAAAGAAATCATTAGCAGAGATTGGCTTATCTATCTTATGATACTCTTTTTGTGGCTTTTTTTGCTGTCTGCTGCCTTTTCTCGGTTCGTCCTTGGTATTTGTATTGAAGGACGGAATCGAGCGGTTAAGCAGAATAATATTAAGGTATGAGCGATTAAATACGACCTCCTCGTAACTCATACGAAAGTACTTCATTACTGCTCCGATTGTTGCCCACGGGGAGTCGTTTTCGGCTCCGTCATTATCTTCGTCTGGGTCAGGAAAGTTATAGAGGTTAAGAAAAAATTTGCATTAAACGAACCGCTGATAAACTTCACAAGCTCATTGAATGCCATAATATCAAGGTGCTTGCGTATATATCGCCCACATACTTTGCGTGCCCACTTCTTGCGAAAGGCGCACACGATAAAAATCTCGCTCATTAAACGAGCTGTCTCAGAGTGCTCAAACAAAAGAGGGATGATATTCATCATATCGCCTTCCTTCCATGTTGGTTCTTTGATAGAGTTACCGAATACACCCATTTCGTAAATCTGCATAAAGGTAAGTGGTTTCACTCTAAAGTGAAATTTACCAACCTTAATCTTTACAGATGCCTCGGAAAGCGTTTTTGCTACCTTTTCCTTATCTGATGTTTTCATATCGAAAATATGTTTTATAATATAAAAAAGCGGTGCGGCTTGGGAAAGTTCCCTTACCTCACCGCCTTTTGAAGTTTAATTTTAATCTTTTATCTAAATAAAAATCTTAGATACTAAGTATTTTTACTTACCAAGTGGAGTGCTGATATCCTTGGTAAGAATATTACGATGACCGCTCTTCTTCTCACCCTTTGCATCGAATACCGCCATCTGACGGAACTCAATATTAAGGTTAGGAAGTCCACTCTTACCGATAGAACCACTGCGAGTGATTGTGAGTTTCATCTTAGACCACTGGAAGGTACGAGAAGGAATGTCATCCAAATCCTTTGTTACAATCTGTACAGCCTTGTAAATCTCGGTTTCTTGTGGAAGCTCATTCAACCAAGCATCCTTACCACCAGTACCAGAATCCTTGGTATAACCAAGAAGCTTAGTAAAGTTATCTTCTGAGAAATCGTATGTCTGCAAAGTGAAACCCTTTGTCGCTGCTGACGTGGTCAGCACTGCGTAAGGGTCTTCCGAATCTTCAACCTCTACATCCGATGTCTGTGCTGCCTGGTCATTGAAGCTCAAGCTACCAGAAACGACAGCCTTAATTTTGTCGCTCCATGTTGTAGGATAGCCGCCATTTTCGACACAATCGGCAAAACTGAAGCTTTCCAAGCCATATACACCATTCTTTGCCATAGTTTTATTCTTTTAAATTATTATACGTTACATTAAATTTTATATTGACGTAATAAGTGTTATCACCATCACGAGTTGGGCGAGAGATAGAGTAAAAATCGAAGTAGCAGCCACCAAGATAAGTGCCATCAACAAACAGAGAAAGAATCTTTTCTGAATAATCAGAAAGCTTCTTTGTGTTAGGTAAGTTAGATGATGTTTTAGGGCAATGAATATTCAGATTCACTACACCTTCATTAATGGCATCACTATAGACAAAAGGAAGATGATTGATGGCGATATAATCACCAATAGCCAACTTCTCGGGTATCTCATACTTAAAGATACGACCCTTCTTTATGCCTATACTCTCAATATTATCATTGAGATACTTGAATAATGCCGTTACCGCTTTATCTCCGAGTATCATATCTAACTATCGCTTTTAATCATTTCAGCTACTTCTTCAAAAATCTTCTTCATTTCATCACGAAGGAAATACTTTGTAAGGTGTAAGACATTGTAACCTTTATCCTCTACATGTTTTCCGTAGTTCATGCCAGCTACAATGATGAGAGAGTACCCTTTGGGTGCTACTACACCTTCTTTCTGTGCATACTCACTGAGTGCAGCACTAACACCTTCCTGTCCTCCTTCCGCTTCTTCTGCTTTTGGAATCTTGCCAACTGCTGAGGTAACGAGTTGCCCGTCAAGGTAAAGTGCAAACGAAATAGAGTTCTTTAAATTTGCAGTTCGGTCTTGATAGCCTTTATTATCTTTAGAGTAGATGACCGCTTCTTCGGCAAGTTGCATCAAACGCATATTGAGGTAACTGATAATCTGCTGCCTCTTTTCGTTCAACCTTTTCTGTAAGGCTTCACGACCTTTGATTTGTAATTCAACCTTTGCCATATTGCCGCTTATCAGAGCCAAATTCTAAGATAGCGTTTCTTTAAGGTTACGAAGCCTTTAACCTCCATCTCCTTATCAATAGTGCCATCTTTCTTCGTTATATGCACCTTGTCTCCTTCTTTCGGGATGAGTGGGTATTTAGCTTTATTGAGCGGAGCGTATATTTCGTACACATATGTATATTTTTGTCCATCTGCTAAAGTAATAATACTCGCCTTTGTGTTAGGAAGGATAACACACTTTCCGAAATCGATAAAGATAAACGCCGCTGGAGTCAGAGGATTTCCTTCTTCATCGTACCCTGCTTTCAATGCCTCGTTTGCGTTATCAGCAAGATTCAGTGTGCCGTCGTTATTCAGAGAATAATACTTTCCTCCAACTTCTGCATAACCGACATCGTAGACGTTTGCACCAATTTTAAGCGAATCTTCAAAGCTCACGTATCACCTCCTTACCAAGCTTTGGCACTCGTAACCCAAAAACCATCAGAATCACTATCAATAACAAGGCCAGCATCCAATCCAGCATCCTTTGCAATAGATTTAATCATTTTATCAATGAGATTCTTATCGTTCTTGTAACTCTGAGAGATACCACCGATATTCTCATTTGACAATGAGTTCATCTTGTAGAGGATACGCATAGCCGCATAAGCTACGGGTTTCTTCACCGCTACAGAGTATTCATCAGCCACGGATGCCGTGATGCTAAACTTATCAGCAGCATCAATAAACATCTTCTCCAAAGTCTCATCAGAGGTAGAGAAAGGCTGAATCTCGCTTGCTATGGATTCTGAAATTGTCATACTTTCCTTGTTATATCAATATGAGAAGAAGATAATTCTATCTACTTATTACTCAACTCCTTTAAGGTTGGCGATTAATCGCCAACCTCGAGGATAAAGTAGTCATTAATACCATTAAAGACTGGCTGTGCCCACATATCTGTAGTGATATGATAGCCTGTTTTGTCACGCCAGTAACCTACAAGGTTTCCGTCATGATTAGCATAAGAGACGTTAGGCAATGGGTCGATAGCCTCCAATCCCTCTGCTTCCTTCATCACGGCGACAGTCTCAGCACACTGAGCAACAACACGGTTGTCTGGGATAAGGTTCACACTTGTACCATCAGCGAGAGTAACGAACTGGTCTTCGTCAATAACGATGGTTGGCAGCAGGATGGAACGCAGATAAGTGTTCATGTGCTCAACAGTAATGAGAGGAACAGCAGGATTAATCTGTACCGCACCAAGGTTCAGCTTGAAGGTGTCCTTAATCTCCTTAGCCTGACACATTGCATAGAATGTATTCTCTGACATACGGAGTTCGAGAATCTTACGACCCTTCTTCTTTGCCTCATCCTTCAAAGATTTAATATCCTTGAATGGAGTTGCGTTCTCTGCTCCCCAATTGACACTTGTTTTAATCTTCTTGGTGCCAAGATTGAATGTATAAGACACATTCGCCTTCTTGTTATTGGTGCGTGATACGGTCTGAGTACCCTTATAAAGTCCCTCGAAATAAAGCATATCCAATCGCTTATGAGGAGCGATGACAGCTTTTTCCATTGGTCGGAAAGAGTACGAGATTAACTGGTCGTATGCAGCATTGAGCTGCGCCTGCGTATAATTATGACGACCCTTAATATCGTTGTACTTACCCTCCAAGAGATGCAACTGGTCAAGGTAGTCATTATCAAGCTCCCACTCGTCGGCCATACGCCCGATAGAACCAGTAAGCTGACCGAAGTCTGGCATCTGATGCAATGGACGTTCAGCATTTTTAGCAACTACAGATGCAACCATCGCTGCGTTATACTCTGCCAGGTTCTCGTTATAAGACTTGGCCGCACAGAAATCAACCTGTTTGATTTCATTCTTCCACAGAGCCTTGTAAGTGGAAGTTTTCATGTTTTCGTCAATGTAAGTCTGAAAAGACAGAGGGTCTTGCAGACTTTTCAAAATACTATTCATATCTTTAAATCTCCACTTTATAGGTTACTGAATTTTGAACAAAGCGATACCAACAGCGTTGATACCTAACTTAATCTCTTCATTGATAGGGTATGGGAGCGAATCTTCCTCAACTTCCATTACCTGTAAGGTAGGAGTTGCTGGAATAGAAGCATCCTTATCCAAGTCCAGAGTATCATATGAGAAGCCAAGAAGGACATCCTTGGTCTTATCATAATCTGAAACAACAGCCTTTGCTTCAACAGCGTTTGCGAGTGCGGAAACTGTCAAGGTATCAATGCCGCTTTCCGATGTAATCGCAGAGATAGTTGCACCAGCAATCTTATCACCAATGGCGAACAGAGAACCGCTCGCAATCTTCAATGTCGTTGCACTCTTCTCTGCCTTTTCTGTTACTTTTGCTGTCTTAACAGCAATAGCATCACCCTTAGAAGTAAGCTTCAATACAGTACCCTTTGGTAACCATCTGAGTGAGTCAGGAAGATTAGACTGGTCAAGATTATAACCACCCTGACGGCGAAGACATTGCTCTTCAAGCCATACTGCTTCCTTAATATCAGTAGGCTTGCTTTTCTTCATAAAATAGCCTTTGTTTGACATTTTTTCTTTTTTAAAAGGTTCGACAAAATGTTTCTTTAAGGCGGTAAGATTTACTCTGGTTTCGGAGCATTTCGCTCAGAGTAACCTTGCATTGCCTTGATAAAATCATTCTGCTCATCTGCCTTAGAGGTTGCTTTCGGTGCTTCCACGTACTGACCACTTGATACGAGTCCTTGCTTGAGTGCAGTCCACTCGTCAGTAATCTTCTGTACTGTAGCATCGAGATTTTCCTCCTTGTCGAGCTGATAACGTGTACGGAATACTTCAGGAATGTCCTTCAGTTTTTCGTTGCCTTGCAAAAGACTCGTCAAGCGTGCCTTCTCTTCTCTCTCTTTGTAGGGAGCAATAGCTTGTGCTACGGCATCAGAAATAGCTTTCTGATTGTTTGCACTCGCTTCGGCAATCATCTGCTGAACTTGTTCTTGTGTAAGTCCTGTTGGAGGTACTGGAGGTGTAGGAGGAACTGGTGGAGTAGGCTTATTTTTAGGGTCGTTAGGGTCAACCCAACCTTCAAACTTCTTTTCGGTTTCTATCTGCGCACGATTGAACATTGTTTGCATAAGTCCAACGACAGGCTCGAAAGCAGTAATAGCACCGTTCACATCCTCATCCTTTGACTCATCTGTTAGACCACGATTTGCGATAATCTGGTCAACCAGCGTAGAAAGTTCTCTGCTCTTCAAGCCATACTTCGCAAATGATGTCTTCGAAGCAGCAAGCACTCTGTCTTTTATTGCCATAGTAATTTTCTGTTTAAACGTTATACTTAAAAATGATTCTGCTTGCAAAATTAATATTTCTAATAAATAATGAATAGAAATTATTAATAGCTGTGTAAACAAGTGCAATTTAGGCGATTTTCTTGCGGTCTAAGCGGTTTTCTTTTAGTTTGTATATAGTTATTAAGAAACAAAAATAAAAGGCAAGATAACCGATATTCTTGGTTACTTTGCCTTACGTAGTATCATATCTATCTTTGCCTTAACCTTCTTCGGATTCCTGGCATCGTGATTGCTCAATCTCACTACATGACACCCAAGTCGCCATATACCCGAAGAACGATTACCATCCTTGCGCTTTTGGTCTTTGGTAAAATGATAACCACCATCGAGCTCTATTATGGTTTTTATCTCGGGTAGATATATATCTGCGAAGTATAATTTTCTACCTGTGATTATTGGCTGCTGTGGTATTACCTTATATCCTAATTGAGTACATATCTTCGCCGCAGCCTTCTCCGCATCTGTTGTATTCGAAAGAAGGTCGCAGCGAATTTGTCTGATTAAAGCCTTCGAGTATTTCATTTGCCTTTCTTCATCATATCAATCTCATCCTGTAGGTAGAAGATTGCCTTACTTAAATCCTGTATTCTCTGTTCACGTTCTGAAAGGTTCATTTCCTTCTTACCCTTACGCAAGAGATACTTTACTGCTGAGCCACAGTTGAAATCAAGGTGTCGGCAAATATCAATCGGCTCTATGCCGCAGAGTTTCTTCAACCACGCATAGTGGTCGGGGTGATTAACCATTTCAGCTTTTTCTTCACTAACGATAGTGCCATTTTTCGCAATCACTTCAAACTGGATTGGGATATTCTCTCTATATGGTTCATTGTATTCATCTTCTACAATATTGCATTCTACAATAGATTTATCTACATTGACAACTTTTAATCTAAGCGGGTACATATTGATAAGCGCATATTGACCTTCTCCAATTTTATAGATATACATTTTTATTACACTGCTTGCTGCGCCAATCACTTGATTTGGTTCTATTGGTAATGTAAACACCAACCCTTTACGTATCTTCATTGATTCTATCATAATTCTTGCTTTTTAAAAAAATCATCTTATCTCTATTTTGATTTTGTAAATATCCTTTGGTTTTAATCTATCAGAACCATTAAGCAATAAATGAGCAATCGTATCTGCTATAGAGTCACTGATAGCTCTTCTTGTATATTCAGAAGAATCCCCATGTTCGTTCTCTTCGTAAACATTTACGAAATCCTTGTTATTATCCGTTACGACAACCCCGTTATCAGCAAATTCTATCTTAAAGTTAAGCTTTTCCATAAATTACTATCTATTTGATTTTGTTTTCTTTTTATCATGTTCTCTCATGTAATACTTTTGCTGGTTAACCATAACCCTTGTGATGGTGTTTTGCATTTTTTCTATCAGAAATCTCGGTGTATCAGTATCACGAATTACAACTGGATTCCTGTCATAATGTGCTCTGTACCATTTCTGCGTATAATCGTCGTCAATTCTTACAGATATTACAAACTTAGGAATAAAGAGGTCGCTGCGTTTCTTTCTTTTGCATTTGCTCATTTCTTTTGATGGGCATCTATACTCGATATTATTCTTATCCAGCCAGCCCATCAACTTCTTTAACTTCGTTTCATTTTTCATTTGAATATCTCCTACAATTTAGTTATCACCTAACATCTTTTCAACCTCATTATCATAGTCATTTTTCTTAAACCAAGTAGTGAGGTCAAAGATTACTTCCGTATCCTTTTTCAGAGTTTTGTATTGGCTTAGATAATCTCTACCCGTTACTTTGTTAGCCTTTCTCACTTTATCTAAAAACCAAAAGTAATTTTTTAAATATTCCGAATGGAATGTTATAATATCAGCATCTTTGCATTTTTGCATCATAAACAGTATCGCTTCTACAATAACGACTGCTTTTGAAGCGCAATAGATGTGATTTTTCTCTTTTATCACAACTTCTCCGTTCTTAATGATGATAACCGAAAATTTGCCTTCTGCAAAATTTTTTTCGTAATCACAACTTACATAGCATTCATATCCAACAAGTTCTTTTGCTGGTGTAAGGTAAGTATCGAGCCAATTTTTCTTTTTCTCCATTTTGTATCTCCTGTGTTATTATATAATCGGGTGGGGCATACGTGCGCCCGTTAGTAAATTTTTTCTTGGGCTGTCGCCCCTATAAGGAAATAAATTTAATTAAAATTCTCATCCCTTATTTTATTGTTTTTGATTTTACATAAACTACATTTTTGCCTCCTTTCTTCTCGTACCATGACGAGATATTGATATAGCATCGTCCATCTGCATACGATAGATATTTGATTCGACGGAAAAAGCGTTTCTGTTTTTTGCACTTATCACAATCACAGAATCGCCAATATCCTTGATAGACATATTATCTGTGCAAGCCTTTGCATCGCACCTTATTTCTTTGATTCTTGTGCGCTTGTTGATAATGCCTTTGCCTACAAGCTGATTTGTGACTTTGAACGCTTGGTACATCGTGCCAAAGATAACATCCTTTATTCTGTCATAAGATAAACCTTTGTTATCGCAAAATTTCTTCCTCAACATACGACTTTCACGTTTGAGAGCCTTGCGAATAATCTTCGCATTTCTCCCATTCGTCCCCTTATTGTGCGTATTGACTACATCCTCTTGCATCCTAACTTGGTTCTCCATGACAATCCTTCTCAAAAGGTTTTTGAGGGCAGGAAATGTCATCTTCGTTAAATCATCCTTGCGAAGCTTGTAACTATATCCATCATTTGAATGTATGCTACGTGCAACGTATCTCTTTTTTCCATTCTTTTCTTCTAAATGGAAATACCCTATCTTGCAACCATATTCAAGCAGTCTCTTTAACTTATTATTATCAATATGCAATAGCTTGGCGCAATGATTGTACGATACAAGGTTAAGGTCAGATGAGCGGAATAAGAGCTTAATCTTTAGAAGCAAACAGAAGGCATCCAAGCGATTCTTATCGCTCAGAGCAAACTTAGCCTCATTTATTCCTATTCTTATTCTTTTCATCATTATATATAAAGCAAAAACCAAACAGATGAAAGGTACTATCAATCATTCCGTTTGGTTTGTATATAAAACCCTTTCACTTGTGTTGATTGGGCGTATATGGTTCTTTCTTAGCTGGAAAATAGTACTTCCCTTTTCATGCCGCAAAATTAAAAAGAATTATTCATATGGTGCTTTAAAATCTCTTAAAAGATAATAGAAAACTAATAATTAATATTAATTTGGGTGATGAAAATTTGTTTATCTGAAAAGTTATTATTAATTTTGCGGCATAAAAATTAATAATAGCAATTAAATATAGGAGATACAAAAATGGAAAAAGAAAAAGACATGATGAACCCATTAAATTGGGGAGTTAATGAGATTAAAGATGCTTGTGAGGCATTTCTACTTTCACTCTTTTGTGTATTCGCAATGTATATAACATTATTAATTTTTAGATAAGATGGAGATTGTAACGACATTTGTTAAGTTTCGTTGTCCCAAAAGTGCAATGAAGGAGCAATCGCATAATGCTCAGATATTTAATTTTGATGGCAAGAATGGTGAGATAAAAATCTTTGTTCCAAAATCAAAACTAATCATTAAAGAGGATTCTGTAAGTGAAGATTTTAATGTGTGCATAATGCCGAAATGGGCTTTCTTCAAGACAAAGAAATTATCATTCTTTGTTGAAATTTTAGGCGAGACACAACACATGGAGGTTGTAGACGATATAGATTAATTATTATTTTTATATATTCATTTTAAAAAAAGGAGATACAACAATGAACACAATGGCAATGAATTTGATGGCACAGCCAAAAGTAGCAGAGGTAGCGGTTGCAAAGCAGCCAGAGTTGAAGAGTGATAATACGAATCAGTTCTTGGATTTTGAGACATCCAAGGTACAGATTCTGACAATCGACCAGCTTGAACGCACTGAGAAAGAGAATGATGTGTACGGAAAGCCTTTGAAAGGCATTTATCATTTTGACCTCATTCATAAGGTGGAAGACTTGTGCGAGAAATACGGCTATAAGGCTGAGATTTACGACCTCTTTGCGGCGAATAACAAAGACCGCAATACTCCAGGTGTTACCCGTTTGCCTGAGAAGGAAGCTTTGATGGGTGATAGAGCTGTAGAGGCTCATATCCTTCGCCGAGTTTTCTGTAATATCCGCTTGCGTGACTTTGATAAAGGAGAGGGCAATGATGAGATTACAACCAATATGGCGGTATCATTCCATCAGAAGGGTATTCAGTTAGGTATTGGTAGAAACGTAATTATCTGTCATAATCAGTGTATGCTTAGTGCTGAGCATTACGCTGCTACCTACTCAGACCTCAATAGCAGAAGAGGAGCTTTCAAGCTCGATGAGCTTCTTCAACGTGCTGATGATTGGCTCGCTAATCTAAGAGGTATCATTGATGCCAATGATGAAATGATTGAGCGTATGAAGAATCGTGAGATTAAGGCACAGGAGATGTTTACCATCATCGGTATGCTGACCTCGCTCCGTGTTGCTGCCGAGACAAAATACAAGGGCATTCGCAATCTTCAAGTCATCCCTCTTAATCAGGCACAGATTGGTCGATTGACCGAAAAAATGATGATTGCTTACTACGAGCGCAATGTGGTTACCGCTTGGGATTTGTACAATGCGGCTACCGATATGTATAAGTCAACTCAGCTCGACCAGCCAATGATTCTTTCACAGAACTTGGCAATGAGTAGCTTCATTCAGAATAAGTTGATTTAAAGATATAACTACATAAGATTGAATATAGAAAAGTCGATAACAAGAGCCATCAAGCCGCCGTGAGGTGTCGGCTCTTTCTTTTAGGTGTTTTTAGTTACGTAAGTTCGTAAATTTATAACGGTTATTCAGTTGCATCCTACAGCGGTAGGGGTTCCCAAAGAAAACCAATCGCACTGGGTGCGTGGGTTGTATGGTAGTGATACCAAATTATTCTTATCAAATTCAATCCTACAATAGGATTAGCACAGTTTACTCTGTATAAGCAGCCCTTAATAAGCAGAGGTTGGCGAGGGTTCGATTCCCTCCTTTGGAACTAATTGTTTTTAAAGTAATAATTATGGATAATTTTAACGCAAAATTAAATTTATTAAAGCTCAAAAGAGCTGGTGTCATGCAGATTCAAGGACGTGGCGAAGTTCTTCGATGTCTGGTTATTCCGATTGAAGAGAATAATATCTTTGTAAGCACGGATGATAACAATCGTCCAAAGGCTGCTTATCTCGACCTTACCGCTTGGGCACTGCAGAACCCTAAGTATGATGAAACTCATATGATTAAGCAGTCGCTACCAAAAGAGGTTCGTGAGAAAATGACAGACGAGGAAAAGAAGGCGATGCCTATTCTTGGTGGCATGAGACCAGCGAGCTTTGAGGTTCAAAATGCGGCTACGACTTGCGATGCTCCTTTTGCTCAGACGCAAAATTTAGATGATTTGCCATTCTGAGTAAAGGTGTTATTAGATAATGGATTTAAATTAGTTTTAGATTATTAGAAATATGCGTAGTATAACGAGTAATTGGTTTGAGGTAGGAATCCGCTACCAAAAGACCCAAGAAGATGGTTCAGAGAAATCTGTAACCGAAAAGTATGCGATTGATGCCTTATCCTTCACGGATGGTGAGAGCGCAATCACAGAGGAAATGGCTGCTTATATCAGCGGCGAGTTCAAGGTTAAGTCAATGCAAGAGGCTTCATACAGAGAGGTATTCTTCTCTGATAAGGATGATAATGATTGCTGGTACAAGGCGAAATTGCAATTCATTTCCTTTGATGATAAGTCAAATAAGGAGAAGCGTAGCAACGTGACTTATCTCGTACAGGCAAAGTCAATGCACCGAGCAATAAGTAACATTGATGAGGTCATGGGAAAGACCATGATAGACTATGAAATCATCGGTCTTAGCAAAACTAATGTCTTCGATGTATTCGAGCATAAGACAAAGGAGGAGAAGGAACAGAAGTCTAACGAAGAAAAGAAGGAGGAGTAAAACATGGCAAGACCTAAAAAAAATGCCGTAGAACAGCCTTTAGGACTGAACGGCGATAAATTATCAACAGAGAATAATAACGTCCAGCAGAGCCGGGAAAATGCGGCTCAGCAGGAAAGTAATGGACAAGTTAAGGAGTCTGAGGAAGATAAAATTCCTTTGGAAGTAACAGATGGCGTTCCGTTGCCTATCTATAATAGCAATAATTCGTTTGTTATTTATGCCCCAAACGATATTGAAGCTCATAAAGGACAATTATTGGTAAAGACGGGTATTACGCTCAAAGATGGTTATAGCGGTCTAATTACTCCTATCATAGAGAATGCTCTCCAAGGTATCCCTACAGAAACCGATTATCGTTTACAGCACTCTGGTGTAATTTCTACATATGTCAAGGAAGGAGAAGAGGTAAGACTCGTGCTCTCTATCAACGATGAGACAATGATACAAGAGCAAACGAACTTCGGTTCACGCACTCGCAATCTTATTATTCCGAAAGGTGTTCCGCTCGCTATTCTTCTTGTATATAAATTGTAGTCAAACTTGCGGATGGCATAGAGGGTATGTCATCCGCTAAAACCTGAATAAAATGAATGATAAAACAGAAAAGTTAAGAAAGCTGATTGAGATAAATAATGCGTACCGAAAGATTAGGAAAGACAATCTCGTCTACGAGGTTGTAATTCATTGTGTTGGCGGTACATACATGATTAAGAATCAGCAGATTAATTCCAAGATTATAGATATGCTTATAAAGGAATCTCAAAAGCTGATAGAAAGTGAGGCTAATAATGGTTAAAAAAGTAGTTATTGTTAAGCTCAAAAAGACAAAAAAGGAGGAGGTTTTTCTTACTTGCCCAGAGATTTACCTTAAGCATAGCAAAGAAGAACTCGGAATATGTCTTAATGCGCTATGGAATGCGCTATCGAAAAATAATGGCCGCTATGAAAATCGTCATTGTGTGGTCTATTATCGAAATAACGACAAATCATTAAAAACTGTTGTATGGGACTAAAACCGAAAAGAAATGATGGAAAGTTCTGTGTTGTGTATCCGCCCTCGTTGGATGACAACCTTCTCTCTATGTATGCGCAAGGTAGGAGTATTCCTGAGATTAGCAAAGAAACAGGAATGTCATGTGATACAATCAGAAGAAGACTCACCTCTAAGGGTGCGAATCTTTCCGCTGTTCGGTATATAACATCTAAGGGTGGGTACAGGAAGAGCGGCCGAAATATTCCATGGACAGATGAGATGGTCAAAAAACTCATAGAGTTATATCCGACACATACAAACATAGAGATAGCAGAGATTCTTCAATTAACAGAAAGGCAGGTAATAAGAAAAAGCCGTACTTTGAAGCTTTATAAAGATGCCGAATGGTTAAAGAACCAGCACAAAGAACATATCTATCTTGCATCGATAATCAGTCGCAAAAGCAAAAAACATTTTTCATTTCAAAAAGGCAATACATACGGAAAGGAGTATTGGAAACGGATAAAATCACTTTAAAACTTAAAATATGGAAAAAAATAAAGATTTACCAAAAGAGGAGCAGCTTCGTATAATTCTACGGAATTACGACAGTAAAAAGGCAGAATGTGATGCTCTTGTAAAAGAGAACTCTGAATTAAGAAAAACAATCAAAGAAAAAGATGTTCTTTACAAGAATATGCTCGACCGCTTCAATGGTTTGAACGGGAAAGCTGTTTCTAAAGAAAACTGGGAAGCGAGATATAATCAGCTTAAAGCGGATTTAGAAAAAAGAAACAAGCAGTTTACTACGATGCATAATCAGTTACAGAAGGCACGCAGTATATTGGATTCTCTGAGAGGGGTATTTTGTGGAGCTTATAATAAACTTGAGGATTATTGTGCCGCAGTAGGTATCGGACATGAAGTTATCATATCCAAAGAGGGCGATGGGCTTGTCTACGACCGTGAATATAAAAACATGAAGCAGGAAGATAAATTCGTTAGCTATGTAAGGGATATTATCTCCGTGTATAAAAAGACTGGTGCGCTCAGAGGTATCTCTCTTATCGCAGGGAAATACAATGTTAGTTCTTTGACCAAAGAGCAATTTTTCAAGTATGGCCTGAATTGTGATGATATGATTTCTGACGAATACATAAGAAGTCTTTATGAAAAGGCAAAAAAACATTTGTAATTATGGAAGATATTATAATTAAGCGAGATGGTAATTTCGGCTTTGACGTGTGGCAAGGAAATAAACACAGTAACCATCTTGGGTATGATGAAATGTTAGGGCTTATTTCAGCCCTAACAATGCCAGAGAACAGACCTTGCCTTCAATGAATGAAATCTGACGAAGAATGGGAAAGACAAGATAATATTTTAAAAACAATCACAAAGCAGCCTTTATTTGAAGGCATACGTAAATGCGAGATATGTGGTTGCGAGAAGCCGATAAGCGAATTCTCTGACTCTCACATGTATCGTTGCAAAACTTGTTAATCCGAAATAATGCGTAATACAATAAAAGAAATAAAGAAATGAAAAATAAATCAAAGAAATTGTATTTGAAGTTTAAAGGAATGATTACTTTCCTGTTGTATCTAACATTTTGTCTATGTGCATATATAAATAGAAATTTAAGTGCATGTTTGTTGTTGATGTTGCTCTGTTCCCTTTGGGCAATATTAATGTATTGGATGCAAAGCCGCATCAACGATAAACTCGCACAGCATAATGCCGAACTGATGAAGCGGAACGATGATTTATCGAAGCTGTGTGATGACATAGACAAGGATAGAGCTACACGTCGCATCATTTCATATTTCTATCTGTACAAATACCTCAATGCTCAAAACGATGTCGATTTCTGTAAGCGAAAGATAAATTGTACTGATTATCTTTCTAAAAAAAGATGGTTAGAATTTATGATTGAAACATATACAGAAATACTTAAAGAAAGAGGGCAGAACGTATGAAAGATGTAGAAATATTCAATGATAGTTTTCAAAATTATAAGACCTACTGTATTCCACATGCGCAACTTATTTTAACTGACGTACCCTACGTTCTTGGTAAAAACGCTTATGCCTCCAATCCTGCTTGGTACAAGGATGGTGACAACAAAAACGGAGAAAGTGAACTGGCTGGTAAGCAGTTCTTTTCTTCTGACAGTGAGTTTCGCCCTGCCGAATTTATGCACTTCTGTAGCAAGATGCTTATAAAAGAGCCTAAGCAGTCGGGCAAATCACCTTGTATGATTCTGTTTTGTGAGTACGAACAGCAATTTCAGTTTATACAGCTTGGTAAAAAGTACGGACTGATGCACTATATACCATTGGTATTCCGCAAGAACTTCTCGGCTCAGGTATTGAAAGCAAATATGAAGGTTGTTGGTAATTGCGAGTATGGTCTTATCCTCTATCGTGATAAATTGCCGAAATTCAATAATAATGGGCAAATGATATTCAATTGCTTTGATTGGGTTAGAGATAATTCAACGCCAAGGGTGCATCCTACCCAGAAGCCTGTACCTTTGCTCGAAAGGTTGATAGAAATCTTCACAGATAAAGGGGATGTAGTCATTGACCCATGCGCAGGTTCGGGAACAACTCTTAGAGCTGCTGCGAATTTAGGTCGTAAGGCTTATGGTTTTGAGGTAAATAAGGAGTTTTTTAGAGGAGCAAAAGAAAAAGTATTATCAAGAATTGAACCCAGATTATTTTAATTATGAAGTACGATGAGTTTTTAAAGAAGGAGTCTGCTCGAAAGTCAAGAGCAACCCCTCGGCATGAAGAGTCTCATATACAGATACAGATGGTGAATTGGTTTCGCTTGCAATATCCATCATACATTATCGCTGCCATCCCCAATGGTGGACGGAGAAATGCTGTTGAAGCAAAGATAATGAAAGGAGAGGGTGTGTTGGCAGGCTTCTCTGACCTCATTGTTGTAGCATTCAATAGTATCCTTTTTGTTGAGGTTAAGACCGAAAAAGGAAAGCAGAGCGCATCACAGAAAAAGTTTCAGTCTGATGTAGAACGATTAGGTTTTCAATACTCCGTTTGCCGTTCTTTCCAAGATTTTCAGTTAACTATCGAGCGGTGGCTTAAAGCTAAATTTTCCGTGTAATTAATTAAAGAACAATATTTAAGTCTAAAATAATATTAAATACTAATAGAAAGTTAATAGGAAATTTGTTTGTCTGAAAATAAAATATTAATTTTGCGGTATAGAAATTAATAATTAACAATAAAAAAAGGAGATACAACAATGAAAGTTACAATGATTAACGGAAAGGTAGTAGAAGCTAACGTTTTTGATTACGTTGCTCAGATTTACGAAGGTGGTAAATGGCAAACGGTTGCCGTTAGCCCAGACTATTCAGATGTTGAAAAGAAACGTAAAGAGTATGCCGTTAAAGGTTACTATAACAGAATCGAACAACTAAACTAATTAATAATATATAGGAGATACAACAATGATGACAAAGGAAGAAGAAATCAAGCATCTTGTAGCCTTGATGGGTAAGGGCTGCGGTGACACATACTTCAATCAGTTCTTTAGCATCTGCGACATAGAACAGATGATACAGAATATTAAAGATGATTTTGCTATCGAGATGGGTTGCTCATTCGTTAAGAAGGCAGAGGTGCTTGAGACGAAGTTGCATGAGGAACAGAAAGCCCACGACCAGGATATGCTTGACTTCGTTGAGGAGATGCTTATAACAGAAGCACAGGGTGGCAATTCACTCAATGTTGCGATGAAGAAAATTGGAATGGATAACACCATTAAGATTAAGTACAAGAATGAGATTGCACTCAGCGAGGAGGAGATTGATTATTTGGTTTCTAAAATTGATTAACATGTAAGGATGCTTTTCTATGATTACTATTATAAATAAATATACAGGCGAGTTTATCACTAAGTACTCAGGTGCTTTGGTTAGCGAATCAAATGTTGATTCTTTCATCGCTAACGTAAAGGGTTCAGGTACGTTCAGAGGACGTTGGAATGCTATTGTGGAAGTATTCATTCCTCTGAAAGGCTTGAATGCCACACAATGCCTTCTCAAAAGCCAGTATGCGGTAAAAGAATGCATGGATAAGAAATAATAAACGTTTAAATATAGGAGATATAGTTATGGCATTAGCAGTTTCATGTCACGGAGTTAAGAAGCTTGTTGAGGATATTAACAAGCTATACGGAAAGCATATTGTAACCGCAGAATTACAGAAAGACGGATGGGTCATCCTTGTAGGAGAGGAAATCCGAATTATGTCGAGGCCTTGTGAAGCGGTTCAATTCCTTGATGGATTGAAATGTATGGCCAAGATTATGAAAGATAGTTTTTAATTTAACAATCGGGCAGCGTAACGGCTGCCCATAAAGATAGGAGATACAATATAATGGGAAATGTAGTAAAATTTGATATGTGTAGCAATGAGAAGGTAAGACAAGAAGTAGCCAATCACCCAAATTATAAGGTTAAATGGATGGCTGGTTTTGCTTGGAAAGGTGCTTGTAGCAGAGAACTTAAACGTGAGGGTGAGCGAAAAATTTATTGCCCTGGAGGTTGGTTTATTGGAACTTTCGAAGATGAACTGAATCGTTGCTTAAATTGGGCTTGCGCTCAGGACATAGAGATTAACCATGATAAGAAGGAAATCTTTATCAATGGTTTTAGTGAAAATGATATGCTTTAAAATATAGTCTTATGTTTGTAGAATTTAAGAACTTAAACGTAGCATTCGGGGTGGAGTATCCTTTAGCTTATGTTTATTTTAACAAATACAACGGTGAGCGTTTTTTAAGGGAACAGGGTGTAGCTTTATCTGGCTCATTCGCCAGTTTTATTCCGCTTATTGCAATCGTTGATAACGTGCCACAGAAAGTGAGCAGTAAGATTTTCTTTACTAATTATCGCATTATTACTGAAGAAGAAGAGAAAGATGCCTTAGATACTCTTAAAAGAAGTAATCTTACTATTAACAATAAAGGTAACATTTCCTTCCTTGATTATAAGCAGATATGTTTTGAGGTGGATGGAAATATTCTTACTTACGATGACTTCTGTAAGTATCAGCTACCTAAGAATAAGGTATTCAAACTAATCTTTGATAATGGCTTCTCCTATTATGGCTCAGAACCTTTTAAGGGTGATGTAAAGAAGTATGCTGATACCGCAATCAGGGTTGCTGAGAAGATTGGTTATCTTTGGTTTAATTGGAGAATGGGTTTCACACTTAACAACCTTCTTTGCGTAGATGTTTATTATGGGAAGGATGAAAGCTATTCTGAGGTTTCTAATACATAATAGATATGGAAGATAAGAAATTTATTATCGAAGCTCACGGAGAAGCACCCTACGCTTTGCGCATAAACGAGGGTTATGAGCTTGTAAGTAACGATAGGACTATGCGCCTTTTAATCGGTAAAGTGTCATATACTGATGATAATACAGGTCAGCAGGGTAGTATCTTTAGAGTTGCATGTTTTGTTCGTGAGGATGGCGGTTGGATAAAGACAAGCGAAGAATCTCTTACAAAGACCATAACGGACTACGTCAAGCAACTGAATAAATCTTTGCAATTCACGAAGGCAGTGAAGGAGTATAGAGAACAGATGGATATATCCGACCAGTGGTCAACACAGAATATGCGATTAGAATGAGTTTTATTTTATTCATGTCATCACTATGCGTTATAAGCATAGTATTGATACATTTTCTTCATCGTGAAAGATAATATGATTATGAAAGATATGTTAACTTATAACAATCGAGCAATCGACAGTTCGATAGTTTCGCCAAGGCGAATACAGGTCGATGTCTGCGGTTATAAATCAATAATTAATGTTCCATATGATATGGCAGAAGAGCGGTTGCAAGAAGCCCTTGATAATGCCTATTCGATGCTCGTTCAAAGCTGCTATATGGAATATATCCTTGCGGATAATTTCCTTATCATTGCTAAAGATATATTCGTTAGGAAAAAGATATTTCGCTTTAATATTAAAAAGTTTTTCGTTGATTGTCAGTCTGATATAAGAAAAACAATGAAAATATACAAGATGCACATGGATGACGATTATTATGATGAATATTCGTCAATTCTATATGGGAAGGTATCTGATGTGATTGAACATATGCGTAAGCTCATTGAGGATAAGCTCAGAAACCTTCATTCTAAATGCAATCCATATATAGCTTCTTATGCAATAATGATGCAAAACCTTGTACAGCAAGTTGGTGATACTTACAAGAATGTAATGGATTCGTTAAAGAAAAGATATAATGTTGACCTGTCAAAGGTATTCGATAAATACCGCTCTCGGCTTGCCTTTACAATGGTAGACAACCTTTTGTATGCAATTATGCAAAGTGATGCTGATAAGTTCACAGACAATATTGTCAATAATAAGAAGATACTTGCTCTGTGGTCTGAGGTAACCAAGCGATTGTATAACCCAAAGAATCTGAAAGAGGCTCGTTTGTCGGCTTTCTATAGTATGCCGAAAGAATATCAATCTTTGTACACCCTGAATGAGGATGGCACTTGCGAGCCAAAGGAGGGTGTGTCTAAATGGAAGAAAGGAGCGTAGGGTATGGATAGAGAAGATATGCGTAAGCTGATTTCGTGGGGTAATGAATGCTCTAAATACACAAAGAAGAAGCTATCTGAGATAACTGTTCAAGAATGCCTTGATTTTTGGCACTTTATGATATGGAATAAGCATAACTTTGCCCCACCAATTATATACTATAAGAGTTAGATTCTCATTTTATCTTAATATATATGTTGTATCTCTTGGGAGTGGCGGTCTCGGCTGCTGCTCCCTTCTAAAAGAAAAAATTAAATTAAAAAGTATATGGAAGAAATAATCAAAATTACTGAGCATAACGGCAAACGTGCCGTCAATGCAAGAGAACTACATCAGTTCTTGGAAAGTAAGCAGGATTTCTCTAACTGGATTAAGAATCGTATCGAAAAGTACGGATTCGTTGAAAATCAGGATTATTGCTCATTCAATAAAATTATTGAGCGAGAAATCGGAGCAACAACAAGAGTAGAATACGCCCTTTCCGTTGATATGGCAAAGGAGCTTTCAATGGTTGAGAATAATGAAAAAGGTCGCCTTGCTCGCAAATACTTTATTGAGTGTGAGAAGATAGCAAGAGAAGTAGCTATGGCTTCCTATCAGATTGAAGACCCCATCAAGCGTGCTGAGCGTTGGATTGAAGAGCAGAAAGAAAAGAAAGCACTCGAAGCAAAGAACCTTGAAATGCAACCAAAGGCGCATTACTTCGATGAACTTGTTGAACGCTCCCTGCTTACTGGTTTTCGTGATACCGCAAAGGAACTTGGCTTAAAGCAGTCTGAGTTTATCAAAATTCTTATTGATAGGGGATATATCTATCGTACTCCAAAAGGCGAGCTAAGACCGATTGCTAAATATACAAATGATTTATTTGAATTAAAAGACTTTAAGAGCATAAGCAGCGACCACGCAGGGGTGCGGACTTGGATAACCGTCAAAGGAAAGAAGGTATTTCAGCTTTTATTCAGTAGAAAGGCATAAAGCTGCTGCTCCCTTCTGAGTAATAAAGCCTTTTAGTTGCTTTTATTTTCTTTTACAGCACTAATAGTTTATTTTAGTCTGCTTTTAAAAGCTATTAAAACCAAAAATAAGTGGAGAAAAATTTTGTTGTTCGCAGATTTCTTTTTAATTTTGCGACGTTCAATAAAATATCAGTGGTGAGGTTAGAAGCTCTGCCACAAAAAGGTAGGGCGTTTTTTTATGCTCGCTTCTTAACGGATTACGATATACGTGTATCGCTTCCCTTGGGTGTATTGTAATGGTGCATCCGTGCTTTCACTGATAGGCATTGAACAAAGGGTAAAGCGGTACACTCTTTTTGTTGTATCAACCCGACAAGTGTTTAACGTTCAAAAATATCAGTTCAATGGACGAAATTAAAATTTTGCACAAATCTACTTTCCTAGGTAAGGAAATAGATGTATGGGGAACTTTTGATAACCCATTATTTCGGGCAAGTGATGTAGCAGATTGGCTACATAACACAAATGTCTCTAATATGGTTAAGAAGGTTGATGAGGACGAAGTGACTAAGTTTAACTTAGGCAGTCGTCAAGGTGAAACTCTTTTTCTTACAGAGAATGGTCTTTATGAGATACTTATGTTATCTCGCAAGAAGGAAGCCAAGCAGTTTAAGAAAGGAGTAAAAGCTATCCTTCACGAAATCCGCACCAAGGGCGGCTACATTGCTTCTTCGGTCAATGATACTCCCGAAGCTATCATGGCACGAGCCTTGAAGATTGCGGATGAGACGTTGAAGCGGAACGAGCAAAAAGTTCGTGAGCTTGAAGCTCAGACCGAGCAGCAGGCACAGACCATCGGCATTCAGCAGAAAGAACTGACTGTTGCCGCACCAAAGGTAAAGTACTACGATGATACACTTGCATCAACGGACTGCCTTACCACAACACAAGTTGCTGATGACCTTGGTATCAGCGCAAGAGCACTCAATCAACAACTTTCCAATGCAGGTATTCAATACTTTCAATCAGGTTCTTGGCATCTGAAGGGTAAGTACCGTGAATGGCAGCTCGCAAGCACCCGAACCTACAATTATATCAAGGGTGATGGTTCTACTGGCACAAAAGTAAATCTTGTATGGAATCAACGTGGCAAGCGTTTTATTCTTGCTCTCTATAACAACGACTTTAATCTAAAGGATGCTATCGCTGAAATCAACGGCGAAAAGAGAGCTGCGCTTGAATCTAAAAATAATCAGTCTAACTTTTAATTGAATAGGAGATAATAAAATGGAAAATAAGAATATGACAACAGAAGAAATGATGGTATATATTTATGATAAGATACGGAGACGCATAGATGCACTGAGAGAGCTTTTAAAATTACAGAAAGAAACGATGGCTTTTCTTGTAAAAGAAGGATTAGATGATTCTAAGGAAGGAGAAGCTATTGCCGAGAGTATAGGGGAAATGATAAAATCTTTTGGCGATGTTCTGCCAGATAACATCTATAACAAGATAATTGAAGGAGAGGTTTAATGTATTGCGTATATAGGAGATACGTAATACAACAATGAATTAAATAAATATGGAGATACAAATATAAAAGGCAGTGTTTGGAGATACGCACTGCCTTTAATTATTTCTTATCCTTTTATCTTTTCAATGTAAGGGGCAAATATCTTTGATAGCTTTTTATAGCTATCAAGCAGCCAAGCAAACAAAGGCTTCCAGTCCGTTTGCTCATAGCCGCCATTATCGTAGTTGGTGATTGAAATGACGCTCGTCTTATTATCCTCAGCTAAGTTCCACTGAAGGGGCTTACCGAAAGCTTCATTGATTGCGTCCTTATCTTTCTCAATCATTCGGTAGTGCTTTTTATTTTCAGCCTTATCCGAGCCATCAAGCAATAATCGAACAGATACAGAGCCTTTGCGGATAAAGAGGTCAAAGTGAACCTTTGATGTTCCTGTGGAGATATTCATCCAGTGGTACGATTGAGGCATCTTTTGAAAATCCGTTCCGTTTTTGCTTGCATACTCACTGAATGCAGTCCAAAAATCCATCAACCTTTGCTCCGTATCTGACTTTGGGGATGCTTCCTTCTTTTCGTATGGCGGTGCGCAAACAATATCAAACAATACTGCTGGCTTTGAATCGCCAATACTCACAGCTGTAGCCTCTATCAAATAGAAGTTGCATTGAATGGTTGAATTGTTTAGCATCTGTATAGCACTTATATGCTCCGCTCTTGCCTTCTCTACAATCCATACCGCATATTGTGCACAATAATGTGCAGCATACGTAATTACTTTGCCCAAGTGGTCTGAATCACTGTCACCGAATTGGTTTTCAATAATGATACGGTTCTCTCCATCATCGCCAGCTTTGGCAACAATATCAACTTTCATTGTTTCTAACTTATGCTCCTTTTCAGCTTCCGAGATATTGATATTGAGCTTTTCGACAAGGATGCCAATATTCTTTGTGAGCCAAGGAGTGAAACCTGTTGCCTCGCCATCGAAGATTTCCTTCAAGGAATGTGTCTCTATTCGGTCAATCTCTTTCATTGTTTATCGTTATTTATGCAGGGTATTTTTATCTCCCAATCATTTATGGATTTATATTCTGGGGCAAGTATTCTTATATATCCTTTTTCTTTTCTGATATAATTGATAATATTTCTTCCCTCTTTTGAACTATGTTCCGCTATGATATACCCATCGTTTATTGTATTGAATCCTATCTGTTTTTTTAAGATAAGCTTTCCTTCTTGATTGTAATATCCGATTGTCGCCCAAAAAAAACAATTATAATCGGCGTTAAATATCCCATTCTTATTTATGATTCTTATTCTCTTCTCGGTATTAGACCAATAGATGAAAGAATTGCCTTTCTCATCATTGTAGATATATGCGGTATAAGCCTGTGTGCCTTTCAGCTCATCGGCTTTAAACTCCGTTGTTTTCCAACTCTGGGCAAAGAGCTGAACTGATGCAAGCAGCATCATGCAAACAAAAATAGCTTTCTTCATACTCGTATCTCCTATATTGATTTATATATTGTTTTATATCGCTCAATAATGCGCTGTGCGGCGTTATCTTTTCCTTGTTTGGTATATACTAAGGCAAGGCGAAGATACCCCGTCCTACGCAAGCGACCGAGGTACATCAGCCGCTCGTAGCAATATGATGCCCTGCTAAGTATTCCTTCTTTAAGATAGCATTGAGCCATTGCCGCCAACTCCTTTGGTGATGCGTCATAAATCTGTGTCATAACTCGTCTGATTTGGTTATGAATGCAAAGATAGCAAAAAATGGATTAATATCATATTATATATCATATTTTATATAAAATTATCTTTAATTCACCATTTAAATCAAAAATAATATTAAATACTAATAGAAAGCTAATAGGGAATTTGTTTGTCTAAAAATAAAATATTAATTTTGCGGTATAAATAATTAATAACAACAATTAAACATAGGAGATACGACAATGAAACGGTTTGAAGATTACGAGAAAGCTTATAATAAATGTTATGAGCTTTTGCAAAAACTCACAGCATTGATAAAAGAGACAGATGGAAATATTACTCTACAGATAAAGTTTACTTATCATGATAGATACCCAAAACTTTCTGTTATATACTATTGTAATTACCTATACTCATTTCTTCCACAAGAAGATGGTACATTTGTCATTTCTACAGACAACAAAATCTATACAATGGATGAAATTGAGGCGAAGATAAGAAAGAATTGTTTATTAGACTAAAGGATATGAGCAAGCAAGAATTTCTAAGCAAGTGTTATAGCTGTAACGAGTATAACACTTGCTATAATTCAATATTATATAGATTAGGTTGTGGTACTTATCTGGCTTATCTTGAAACCAATAATTATTTAGATGAATGTGAATAAGATATGTATAAAGAAGGCGATATTTTAATATTGGAGAATGATTGGAGAGGAGAACATTGTGTCTTCATCCTACATAAAGTACATAACGAAGATTGGATAGAAGCTCACGCTAAGTATTCTTTCATATTCGAAAAATTAGGAATAGGGGCAGGCAATACCTCTACGAATGTAAAGTACTCTACAGGGTATCTAAGAAAAGCAAATGATACAGAAAGAGACTACTTATTAGGGATAATGAAGGATAAGGGCTATTCTTATGATTTTAAGAAGAATAAACTGTTACATTTATTCAATTATGAAAAAGGAAGAGATTAAGATAAATGAGCATTGTAAGCACTATTTCTTAGGCTTCTGTCACTTCTATTTAGGTGGCTGCTGCTCTGGTATTAAATGCGGATATAAATAATTAAGATTATGGCAAAGTTTATTGAGGTAAAATATAAAGGGCATTGTACCCTTGTTAATATAGATAATATCGCTTACGTTGAACCTTCACGAAATGGCGATATAGCAACATCTATAAAGCTTAATTGCAAGACCACTCCAACGGGCGGCCAAGTGGTTCTCTGCGAGGATGACTACCATACATTCCTTGGTAGATTGGAGAACCTTACAAAAGTTGAAAAAGCCGAATAAGATATGAGAGCATTTGACGTATTATACGTAACTCGCTTGGTGTATGACGTTTATCACATTGCTTTAAAAGAGTTCTTATAAAGAAAAAGCACCGCCCTCGGAGATACGAATAAGGGCGATGCTGAATGTAAACAGTTGTTTTGTTTAACGTTGTGAGCACATAGGAGATACGCACTCGATACAACAATTAATGCAAAAGTAACAAAAAATATTTGGATATCTGAATATTTCTTCATATATTTGCGAATTATTAACAATTCAAAAGGAGGTCGTATGGAAATACCTGTTAGAGTCAGAGAAGCAATGAAAGATGAAATGAACCGTTATAAAGGCTCTATCATCTTCCTTGGAGTGTATAAGGGGAAGACTGCTTGGCAATTTAATTACTTAGAACCTGTTTGCGTAGGTCTGCCTTCCATATATCTTTATGATGGCAACAAAGTTGATTACCTTTGTGGAGAAAAAGTTTTTTCTATTATTTCACAACTTCAAAAATAGCGGAATGTTTGAGGTTAAATAGTTTGTCATCAATTCGCATAATACCTCTTCCTTCCCAAATATACCCTCTTATTCCTGCTGCATGCGATTGCCATCCTTGACATAAAGAAAGGAGGGCTTTCTTTTCATCCATATTAAAGTACTTTTTATAATAGACTTGCGCATCAATTCTTTTAAGAGAACCATCTTTAAAGCGTTGGATAATTGTAGAATGCCCATCTCCTTTTGTATTAGACCATCCTATACACATTTCATACACGCCCTCCTCTCTACATGTCTCATCAATGAATTCTTTGTAGCGTTGAGCTGTCATTTCTTTATATTTCTTCGCATCTTTCCATTCACTCAATTTTACCCATGTTGCTTTAGAACCATCTTTATTGAGCCATTTTTCCCAAGTATGAACACCATGCGAAAGATAATCAACAGCAGGATTCATTGAGTTCCTTGCTGTCACATTAAATCCCCATAATCTTAACATATATGTAGGCGAACATGTAGCGCAATTATCTTGATAACCATTCTTTACTCCACCCAGATAGTTTGGGTTTGCATTCTGCTGGTCTGCACGCTCCCAGTTCATTGGACGACCTTTTAGAATACCAAGCTTCTTTTCGAGTTCTCTACAATTCGTAATCTGTTCTTTTGAGAATCCATCCCATAGCAATTTATCCCAACGTTCACGGATAGCTATACCATCAGCAAAACGCTTATAGAGATATTCAATGTTTGCTACAGACCAAGAGTTAGGGGATTGTATAGCTTTATATACAGCTTCATATCTCTTAGCAAGCGCACCTGAAAGAATATTCTTTGAATACGTTAGCTTAGAGCGTAACTCGTCCATCTTATCCTCGTATATAGTCATACGGCGATAAGTCCAAGCTTTCTGTATTGCCTTTGTATCACGTTTTGCATGACGAACTTTTGCAACCTCTGCAATAGCTTCCTTAGAAGAAACCGCCTTTAACCCCAATTTCTTGCGGTCTGACGGGCTTAAAAGATGCGCCCAATACTTTGTATTATCTTGCAAGTGCCAAGCCAATTTACCCCTCATTCCTGCCTTTACAATAGCTTCGGAGTTATCCCTGATGTACTGATTGTACTTTTCGGGCATGGTGAGTACGGCAAAAGGGGATACGTAGTTGCTCATATCCTCGCCAGCCATCAGGCGTTTATAAAACTCTTTCTTCTCCTCGCCTTGTATGGTTATAGGGTCTGAGGTACAGATACAATTCGAATGCCAACTTCGCCAATCAAAATCTTTCGGGTAGCGACCTTCAAGGTCATTACATATATCATCAATATTGTGCTGTGGTGATACGTGAATATACTGACCGATAACGAATGGCTCGTTCTGCCATCGTTCATTTCTTGCCTTGTGATATGCGGCATTTATCTCCGTTCTTGCTACTCTGAGAGCGTTCTTTCTCGCCGAGCGGTAAACACCCATACCTACCTTCTCCAATGGTTCTTCAATGAAGCGAACCTTGCCGTCAATGATTCTACGTCTGCGCCAAGTCACCACATCCTTCTTCTTTCCGTTCTTCTGAACTTTGATGGTATGATAACGGCGATACATCATATCTGGGTCATTGAGGTATCTGCGTATGCTCTTGCCTATTTCCTCTGCTGATGAGCCTTTTCCGATTCCGTCCGCAATGGTGTTGCTCATAGCCATTTCAAACTCACTTTTCGTCTGTTGGCAGTAGTTCCAAACAATCTGAGCAAGATTCAATCCGTTCTTTGCTTTAAAGCGATTAGAAATAAACGTGGCTGCGGCGGTATCTCGTGCAACCCTTATAGCTTTATCAGTAAGCACGGAATAACCGCCTATAACCATTTCATCGTGGTTATACGCCAACGCAACACCATCGGTGATACCGCTCTTATAACAGAGAAGGCTATTCTGATAGTAATCATTAAAGATGTCATCCAGGCGAGCCTTTAACTGCGGAAAGTTATCGAAGTTAAAAAGCGCATCATCTTCGAGCACATCTTCCCCATAGCCAAGAGAGGTGAGCTTCTTGACATAATCGCTGTATAATCTGCCCAACCGCTTATTATAAACGGCGAACAGATTATTCAGTTGCTCTTTCTGCTGTTTTGATGTGAGCTTCTTTGACATTATTTACCCTTATAGTTCCTCTTGTAGAAAATAGCGATATTCACAGCACCGTTATCTTCATAATAATATCCTTTCTTCGTAAGGTACGACTTTACGGTTGCTGCCTCGTTGTTTTTTAGCTGATTAAAATCAATATTGATGTAACCACCTAATTTCTTAGAAGTACCGTTTATAGCCTTGCTAATATCTACATTCGTCATATCCTTTATGTGTTGTGGCAAGGTTTTTGTGAATAAGGAAAACTTTGAACGGTCTATTTCTGTGATATTCTGATAAATCATCTGCTTACTTTCTGCCTTTGGTTTAATCTGAATATCTTTATTCGCATTTATTCTGCTACTTGCAGCGTTTACACTGCTTATAGTACGTGTATTTCCACTTCCTTTTGCCATAGTTATTCCTCCTCCTCTTCTTCATTGGAAACCGATTGTTCTCCACTTGCGGCACTACCAAATCCCGAAAGGGCAGATTGCTGCGACAACGCTTCTTCCTGTTCGCTCTTCATTTCTTCCTCAACCTTGTCTGGGTCATCATTAAGAGGGTTAAGCTCGATGGCACGTCGATTAGAGGTAGATTTCGCACCACCATTGGATGAAGTGATAAGTTGCAATAATTCTACATCATTTTTTGGCAGATATGGCTTAAAGACTGGCTCAAAGTCAATCTGCTCAGAAACACTTTGGTCGATGCCCTTAACATAAGCTCCAGTGTTACAGATTCCGTTAGCTACAATATTACAGCGACGAGTAAACATCTCTCCAAACATCTCCGTTTTTAAATCTGCCTTCATGTAAGGAGCGGTAAACATAAGGCGAATAGCCGCACCCGAGGTGTTGTTGCCAAGGGTCTTCATATTCTCAAAGCTTATATCTGCGACAGATGTGAAAGAATAGATAATATTAAAGAGATATGCGATTTCTCCCTTTACACTTTCGGGCGAAGAATCCCATGAAAGCACACTCATCTGAGAACTATCACCGCCAACGAAAACAGAACCCTGCTCACCCTTTTCAGCAAAACCTTCCAAACGTCCTTTAACAAAGTACTTTGGCGTGCCGAAATAGTCATTAGTATCTCCCCAGTTAGATACACATGTTTCTACTCTCTCTATCGCCCATTGAACATCCTCCCATTCTGCTTGGTCTTGTCTGTAATATACGACAGGTATCTTTGTGAAGCCATGTGGAAGGGCACTTACCATTCTCCACTCTTCCTTTTTGTCATTGATATACTGATAACAGAACCTATCATCATATACATCGAAATGCAACTCAGAATTGCCAAGTTCATCAAATACGTAGTACTCACGAGCAAAACCATCCATAATATGATAATCGTTAAAATGTGGATAGAGTTTGTCGCCTCGTGAAGGACTGAGCAGTTGTACCCGAATATCGCCACGAAGTTTTCCTTCGGCATCGGTAGGCTGATACCATAATTCGGCAGCTTCGCACTCCTTGAAGATTGTGCGTGCAAGTTTCTTGTCGAAGTACTTCATTTTATTATCGTGGAAGCAGTGCATAATGCCATCATAGAGCTTCTGTTGCTTGTCGTTCATCCTCTTAATATCAGCACCATGTGCAGTAGCCTTATAGGTAACGGCATTCATAAGCAGGAAACCTACCGTAAGATTAACAAGAGACTTCTGCATTGGAACAGCAATGCGAACGACTTCGACCTCTTTTTTCTTGTACTCAGCCTTTCCTGTAATAGGATTCACTTTCCCTGTAGGAACATTGATAATCTTATTCTTACGAAATTTCTTATCCATTATTCGATGACTCGCTGGGTTCCATTGCTCTTCAAGGACTGCCAATGGAGTTCTGAAGCCTTGTTTTCTTGCCGTGAGGTATTTATGCACATCACTTGCTTCTGGCATTGATAATATTTCTTGTATCGCCTTCATATATGAATATTTTTTGTTATAACAAGGGCAAAGTTAGTAATAATATAACTTATATAGATATAAAGAAGAAATCATATGTAAACAAAAGAAACGCCTATTTCGGCAGCCTTCCAATGTGCCAACGGTTGCACTCATTACAAAGATATGCCGAGTAACCGAGCATCCGCTTTTTCTTTATGTATCTTGCGGCTGCTTTCTCATTATCAAAGGATAATTTGGCTACCCCTCTGCTATTATAGTGGGAACGTTTGCGGTGATGCTCCCTTGGTTGTTTGTCGTATATTCGCTTCATAAGTATTTCGATTTTAACCCATTAGACCGAGAATATCGGCGGCTTGCATACCGCTGCCATAATCGCCCAATAACTTCTCCATGACAACATATCGGCATGCATCGATGGCGTGATTATACATATCTATAGGCTCATTAAGCCACTTTCCTTCTTTATCCTGTCGCCAAGTATAGTTATTATACTCTCTCCTTATATTTGTAGAGCGTTTGGTTATATGGATTGTATATTCAAGCATCTTCATTATACCAGCCTGAATAGAACCATGGAATTTCTTAACAGGCTTTATATCAATACCAGCGTTATAGATTTCGTCTATCAATCGAGGGTCAGCACACTCAGATATAACCTCTGTATTATTTTTATCCTCCTTCAATACTCGAATAATATCAGAGGAAAGCATTTTGGTCTGATAACATACCTCATCAATATATATATTCTTACCCCATATAAATACATCAATAATAGCGGTTGGGTCAGAAGCATAACCGAAATCCATTCCACGATAATGATGCCTGTACGCTTCTATTGGAATATAATCATCAATGACCACATTCTTAAAAATCAAGCCCTCAACCATAGAGCGCAATCCTAAGCCATAGATACGCCAAAGGCTCGGATTCTTCCATTTAAGGCTTTCAATCTCAGCGATAACCTTTGGTTCAAGAAAAGGGTTATCCTTGTAAGTGGATATGAACCAATAAGTGCTTTTCTCCTCATTCACCTGATTTATCCAGTGGTCTTCTGAGAAGGAAGGGTTATAATCAAGGATAGAGAACTCCGTGGTACGCATCTGTAGCTGCTGCCATTCGATGAAAGAAAGCTCATTCGCCTCATTTACGAAAAGTATCTTACGCTTAGAACCACGCACCTTCTGCTCGTTATCTGTGGAGAAGAACTCAATCCAAGAGCCGTTAGGGAAAGTATAAACGAACTCTGATTTATTCATGCACTTATCATCCCACCAACCAAAGTTGAGCATTATATCCTTGAAATCACGATAGACAGTTCGTTTAATGGAAGGCATACCAGCACGAATGATGGAAACAGTCGTTCCAGCATTGTTGAAGCAAACCATACAAAGGAACTGCACAACGCTATACGTCTTGGCACTACGGCTTGAGCCTTGAAGAGAGCAAGTTGTGAACCCTGCTTCCTTCGCTGCTTTTACCCTCATGTAGTTCTTTGCTAAATATACGTGTGGCATATAAAGCTACTTTTTTACAATCAATTTTGTTCTATTTAATACAATCATTTCATCACCATTAGATAATAATGCTGTATATCCTTTTGCGGTAGCCCAAGCACCAAAGTTGTCTGTTATTCTTGTGGCAGCTTTTTTGTAACCATTGAATTTATTTATATATTTTTCGTTTTCAAATACCTCGTTTTGCCACTTATCATATACCTTTTGGTAATCAGCTACCTGATTCTTCTTAATCACAGCTTCTATCACCTTATCGTTCTTATCGCCCCAATATTTGCCGTTTGCTGAAAAATAAAAGCCATCGCCCTTCATTCCTTTTCCATCAAACTTGCCTCCTTTTTAGAAATCTTCTATTCTTTGGTCGATAATCTTTGAGTTCTTTACATCGTCAAATACAGCGACATTTCTTGTTATGTACATGTAATCAGAGCTATTTTTCAATGTTTCAAACTCTTTATCATTTGCGAGTTTAGGAGCACCTTTGAATCCTAATATCTCGGCTACATAACCCTGTGTTCTGCCACCTGCCTTTCTATATGCTTTATAGTCGTCCTCATTGAATTTTTGTACCGCTTTTTCTTCTGTACTCTTGTACGTTGAAGACCTTGTTCCTCCACTTGCTTTTGCCATAGTTTTATTCCTCCCCAGTTTTATCAGGCTCCGCATCCTTGCGTTCCTTCTCTTTCTGAATCTCAGCGAGAATCTTCTGATACTCTTCATTATTGGTAACAACGTGTACTTGCAATGGGTCTTGTTTAATCTGCTCGCCCTTGCTTGTAAGGTCAATGCGCTGAATCTTTCCGTAGGCTCTATCAATAACCCTTTCGAGTACATCAAGTCCTTTCTTATTAAGTATTCCCTTTGCAATAATGCGTTGCATCATCGGGCGTGACCTATCGGCCAACACCGCCTTTAATTCATCTTCAGGCAGCGCAGCAATATACAGAAATGACTCTGCGATAATCTGAGAGGAAGGAGCTTCGTAGCCCTTCTCCTTCATTTCCTCGATGAATAACGACATCGTCTTAGGCTTGGGTGGTCTGCCCTTTGGGTTGCCAACTCCACCTTTTTTAAACTTACCTTTTTCAAGGTTTGCAAGCTGTTTTTTACGCTTGCTTTCATCTCTTGATAATGGCATATTAATAGCTTTTATTCCTAATTTATTCCCAACAATAGCTTTTATTTAAGAAAAGCACCTTTATTTTCTTCTTCCTCTGCTGCCATATCTCGGCACATTTTCAGTACATTAAAGTACTCTCCAAGATTATTATTATAGAGCAGCTTTGCTATCTGATGCACAAAAGATGACTTACGTCCATCTTGTTGCAAAGTCACTATCTGGCTCGCTGGCATCATCAAGAACTGCTCCATAATTTCAACCTTTTCCTTAGAGGAAAGAAGTTTCTTGGTAGGAAGCAGAAATCCAACTTCCTCCAAGATTCGTGTTTTTACTGACTTAACCTTCATACTTGTCGCCATTTACGAGGTTCATAAACTCAGCCCTCACTTGTGGGTCATCCTTAAAAGCACCTTCAAGGTAAGAAGAGGTCATAATGCCCTTCTTCTTTGCGCCTCTGAACTCTTTGCAAGAATGGTGTCCCTTCATAACGAGAGCAATACCAAGTGGTGGATATTCGCTACCGAGAGCCTCTTTCAGCATATCTACGATGTCGTGTACCAATCGCTCCTGTATCTGTAAGCGAGCGGAGCAGTAATCAACCACACGGCCAATCTTAGAGATTCCAAGAATCTTTCCCTTTGGGTTCGGGATATATGCGAACCAATACTTTCCCCAAAACCAAACACAATGATGTTCACAATTAGAATGGAAATCACCTTGGTCGATAACCATGTTATCATAAACGATACCATCCTTGCCGTTATCAAAGGTCGTAATCTTTGGCTTCTGTGATGGGTCGTAGCCTCTGAATATCTCTTTCCACATTCTGATAATGCGGTCGGGTGTACCCTTCAAACCATCACGATTAGGGTCTTCGCCAATGTACTCCAATATGCGGACGATATTATCCTCAACAGTTACCTCGTGCTCATCGGGAAAGATAAGCCAATCATTAGCATTAACGATACCACCACAGAAAGATACCTTGTCCTTAGAGCGTTCCTTAACGAAGGTGACCGCCGTATCGTAGTTGCTAAATCCCTCAATAGTCTTGCCGCTATCGCAAATATCATCAACAACAAGGGTTTTAGGGGTAATCTTACGAATATCGCATTCGATACGGATGCCAAGCAACTCAGAGAGCTGAATAGCTGTAAAATAGCCTCCTCTTGGAATAGGGTAGATTGCATCATAGCTTCTACCTTTATCCTTAACTTGTTCAGCCATTGCACTGATAGCAGTCTTATAGTAATTATAATCTATCTGAACTTTATTAGAATCTTTCATATTTCCTTATTTATTTTGGTTCTGCTGGCATTTCTCCCAGTACTCTTTATAATCTTGTTTCTCCTCCTTATTTGGCTGACATACCTCATAAGAAGCACCGCATTGTATACAATGATAGAAGTCCACTACTGAATCATCATCCTCGCTGCGGTCACCTGATGAATCCCAACAAATTACCCCCCACAATAAAAGCAGATAGGGCGATACTTTGTTGGGCTTTTTTTCTTATTCATAGGCAAAATGATTTACTTCACATTAAGAATCTTTTGCTGCTGTAAGGAAAGTCGCCATTTAGGGTTTGCCTCTACGAAAGCAACCGTCTGTCTCAGAATCTCGGCATTCTTCTTTGCATCACCCGTATCACAAGGCTGAACGTAGTAGTAATCTGCATCAATACCACAATCGGTAATCTCATGCTCACCATCAAAGACAACCTTCACCTCAGTAGCAACCTTAATGATAGGTTCTGCGCCCTTAACGAATAAGCACTTAGGAGAGCATGTAACCCAGTTGATACCACCAGGAATCTTGTGCGTTCCGTTGGTTTCAATAGCAATATAGTATCCCCAATTATGGAGAAGGGTAGTAAGCTCCTCATCCACTTGCAATGTAGGCTCACCGCCCGTAAAGACAACGAATTTACAATCGGGTGAAAGTAACTGAATCTTATCCAGAATATCAATAGCTCCCATTTCCTCATTCTTCTTAAAATCAGTATCACAGAAAGGGCACTTTAAATTACAACCCGAGAAGCGGACGAAGATAGCCGCTCTGCCAGCGTGTCTTCCCTCACCTTGGATAGAGTAGAAGATTTCGTTTACTTTATACTTAGCCATTAGAGAGCCTCCTTTCCGTCAATCATCTTATCAACACAATAAACGGCGATATTGCCTTCACTCTCCTGTACCTGTGCCTTGTAGCACTCTGGGAACTGCTCAGTAACCCACTTCGCAATATTCTCAGCGGTAGGATTGAAAGGCAAAAGCTCATTAAGATTTCCGTGGTCGAGACAACCATGAATCTTCTGTTTAAGATGCTTAAAGTCCATCACCATACCATCCTCGTTCAGCTTTTCAGCCTTGCAGTAGACAGTAATAATCCAATTATGACCATGAAGATTGGCACACTTGCTTTCATAAGAGAGATTCAGCTTATGACAAGCGGCAATCTCCATTCTTTTTGAAACGTAATACATAATTTCCTTTCTTTTACTTTGTTATTTCAATTTTTATTCTTAATTTTGCGACCGAGAAGAATAAATCGAGTGGGTCAGTACACTGGCTGCTCGATTTCACGCTTATTCTTCAAAGGCAAAGAGGTGTACCTGCTTTGCCGTTTTTTATCAAAGCTTATGGCGATGAACATTGCCTGATAAGCCAACAACAATAACTTCTTTTAAGTTACCTCTTTCATTTCCTTTTGCATGAGTGAGATACATAGAAATCTGGTCTTTGACAAATTCCTTTGTCATAGCCTTGTTATTCTGTATGAGGATAGCAACCTCTGCCCCTTGCTTTGCAGCACCCTTCAAGCTATTTTCTATCTTATAAGAACTCGCTGAGTTGATGGTTTTCATATCCATCACGGAATGCTCTTTGAAGCCATCAGTCTTCTTCGCTCCCGTAATATATGAGTTTTCGCTCATCAAATATACACGATAACCCTTTTTGGCAAGAACTTCTGCGGCATACATTTCCTTGTTGATATTCTGGTCAGCAATCTTATTATGGTCGTTATGTACCACATAATAACCGCCGCTTTTATCGAAGTAGCTATCTTTGTAGTTGCCCGTAGAGACGATGGCTTGAAATTCTGATTCTCTCTTAGCCATCGTCTTAGGGTTACCCGAATAGTTTCGTGTACCTCCGCTTGCCTTACTCATCCTCGTATTCAGTTGGGTCAGGGATACCTGCATCACGGAGAGCTTCCTTGCGTTCCATACAAGTTCCACACTTTCCACAATGCTTCTCACCGCCTTTATAGCAGCTCCAAGTCTCAGCGTAGTTGATACCAAGCTTTTTACCATGGCGAGCAACATCTGTCTTCGTAATGTTTGTGTAAGGAGCATCAATGCTGATACCCTCGTAAGTACCATTCTTCATTGCCTCTGACATGGCATCAATAAAGCCCTTGCGGCAGTCTGGATAAATAGCGTGGTCGCCGAAATGGTTAGCAATAAGCACCTTCTTCAATCCATTACTCTCTGCGATACCGCAAGCGATAGAGAGCATGATGCCGTTACGGAAAGGAACTACGGTTGATTTCATGTTCTCATCATCGTAGTTGCCTTCGGGAATAGCTTCTGCACCTTCGAGGAGAGAGGATTTAAAATAATCGTGAATAAAGTTGAGTGGAATAACAATGTGCTTAATACCAAGTCGCTCACAATGCAACTTAGCAAAAGGAATCTCCTTCTGATTGTGGTTAGAGCCATAATCAAAAGAAATAGCAAGAGCAATGTTCTCTTTCTTCTCATGCAGGAGAGTTACCGAGTCCATACCTCCTGATACAATAATCAATGAATCTTTCATAACTAATTAAAATTTAAATATTTATCTTTTATAATCTTGCACGGGCGTACTTCATAAAGCGTACCCACTCGCCGAAATTATGTGCAGCAGCCAACTTTGAGCGAAGTTTCTTGCCCTCAGGTGCTTTGGTTTTATCCATAGTTCCGTTCTTGGCATTGAACTTATATATAGAACCGCTCATATTGCCATAAAGCCAAGCTGTAGAATCCACAGAATCAAAGTGATAAGTATGCAATCCTCTGATATTTGTATATCCAAGGGCATGTATCTTGCAGCCATATTTATGTGCAGTCTTCACGAACCAAGGAAATAGCTTTTCATATTTATTGGTAGGTATCTCTTTAGTCACGATACCACCGATAGCCACATAAGGGTAATTCTTGCACATTTCAATAAAATACTCTTTTCCTCGTGACTTATGCCAAACGGGGATAGGCTTACGTCCACTTAATCTTTCGAGCTTTTCACGAAGTCTTTCAACCTCTTTGATACCAACAACGGAATCAATATCAAGCTCAAAGAAGTTCTTTACGTTCCACTTCTTTATGAATGCAGCATATCCTCCTACGTATTTATCGAAGTTAACTACACCTGCTCCCGACATAAATGTGAAAGCACCACTATCTAATAGGAAATTCTGAGAATTACCTATCAATCGAGGAAACTCTTTATTATTCTGTAGATAATAGTAAGTTTCCAATATATTTAATCCTTCCCAATCGGCATCCTTGCCGTTCTTTACTGGGTGTTTACCTGCTAAAAAAACTTCCATAGCCTTTTCATAAACATAGGGTTTGCTTAAAGTCCCTGCTATATATAATTCCATACTGACACTTTCCCAAAACTTACTAAGATTTCCAGTAAGCCCCCCCCGCAAGATAGACTTCCATTTCTCTATTATTTTATTTCCACACCTTCGTATTCGGAAACGGCAGACTTGATAATCTCCTTAATCTCATCTACCTTATCTTCCAACTCTTGTGGAATATGGACGGAGAGCTTAATATCTTTGGCTTTACTCTCGGTATTTTGAGCATCCTCGAATATCTCATCAATATTGGTATCATCCTCATCGGTGTTGAGGAAAGAGCAATCAACGCCCCAATCCTGCAAATCATCGGTTTCCCACTCACCATTAGCAAGCTCGTCCCAATCCCAATTACCAGCTTGCACGTTATCCTTGATAGCATACTCTTTGATTTTCTGAATCGGGGTATCAGCCTTCAAGATGAAGCAAGGCAGCTTATCGAAGTTCGTATTTCCACCGATGCGTAACTCGTTAGCCACTCTGAGGCGCATATTACCGCAGATGGTGACGTATGTACCATCCTCCAAGGCGTAAACCATCAAAGGCTTGTACTCTAAGAGCTCTGGGCTATCGGCGAGTGACTTGACGAGCTTGTCGTGCTCGCTCTCCTTCAAGTAGCGAGGGTTCTTTGGAACGCCATCAATCTGCCCTTCGTTATATTCAAGCTTTGTAATGTCTATCATTTCACGGAACCCCAATTTTACAAGAAGCTCATCCTTTGCGATGGCTGGGTTCTGTGATATTTTCTTTAATCTTGCCATAACTTTACCATTTAATAATTATTATTGCAAAGTTACGGAGATTATTAATGTTTTAATAGCGAATAATAGCTTCTGTATAAACAAATTAATTTAAGCTAATAGCTTCTTGTGATTATTTTTAGACGCTATGCTATTTATACATATAAGAAAAGCAGCTACCTATCACAGGCGGCTGCTTGTAGATAAAATAGTAAACTATTATTTTAGATAACCAAATCTTAACTAATACAATTATTATTACAACACATTTAAAACCTGATGCAAAGGTACAAAAGAAAGCGAGATACAGCAAATAAATGCCATATCTCGCATAAACAACTCTACTTACTCTGTATTTGTTTAGAGTTCTCAGAACGAAAATCCTCTAACTGATGTGTAAAAGGTGTTATCTTATCAAGTTGTTTCTTTACAGAAAACTCTTCACCCAAGAATGCGATGCCTTCATGTATCTTTTGTAAGGCTGCAAGTTTTTTCTTTGTTGTAACAACGGGATTAATATAGATACAATTATTCTCTTGGGCGAACCGCCGACATGTATCGCCACCTCCGTATATAACAAAAAGTGGTTCTTTCCCATTCGCCCAATCCTTTGCGATAGAATACTCGAAGGCAAGATTATTCAGTCTATCTGAATATCCACGGGTAGCGAAAGCACTCCATCCACGAGGTACGCCTATCATATTGAGCTGGTAGAATTTCTGCGCAACGTTGAGGTCTACGAATACACCGATACCTTTGCCTTGCATACAACGGGCAATCCAACGTTTCTTGTAGATAGCCTGTAAGCCGAACGATACTGGCATCTCGTTATAGAGCGAAAAATTCGGTTCAACGATAACGGCAGGATGATGCTGCAATATCTTTTCAGGGTGCTCGTAAATAGTCGAGAATCGATAGTCATCGGTATAAAAATGTAAAGAGCCAGCTCCATTAAGATTAAAGGTTCTTCTCTGCTCGCCAAAACAAAGGAAAGGAGTTTGATACTCCTTGGCTTGCATATCAATGTCGAGGGTCGGGATTTCTAAGTCATTGTCCGTTGGGAAAAGTTGGTCGGGAAGAATCATTTCATAATCATTTCTTTTCATTTTCTTGCATTGTTTAATATGTTAATAATTTGATTATATATAGTTACTGTATACTTATCTTTTGCTTGTATATATTGTAGATATTTCCTTGCCTGATTGATAATATTTGCCCTTGTGCGACAGAGTAAGCGAGCCGCACGGTCTGGATGAATACAATAATCCCTGCTGATAAGGCAATACAGACCTCTTAATGTGTTTAGTTTTACACTTTTAGAAGTCGAACATAATTGCATAAATGTTACATCGCCTCCTTTGCATACAGCTTTCATAATTTGGTCTAATATCTCGTATTGTTGGATTTGATTATATACCATATCTCTTTATATTTTAAATTTGCGAGACTAATAGGTTTTATGTTGCAAAAGTAATAAAAACCTTTAATAAGTCATTATTAACTATTAATAAATTAAAAATAATTAATAATAAACTTGCAGATTTCAACTTTTATTATTAATTTTGCGGTGTGTTTAAGATATAACACTAATGCTTAATGAGCTTATGGGGAGCTTATCAAGTGTATGAATTTGGATTTACGTGAGGTTGTAAAACCTACTAAATACGGAGCAGCAGAGAATCCCCATTTCTTTGCTGCTCTTGATTTTTTAAAGCATCATGGAGATACGCAGAAAGATATTGAATGATATGTATTGCAATCCAGAACTAAGGAAAGCAATCGCATTCTCCCTTTTCATAAAGACAAGGGTCAAATCTTCTGCCGTGCAAAGATGGAGCATCAATAAGCTCCACGAAATCACGGGAGTAAGTGCCTGTGCTGTCCGCAAGCGCATTGATACCCTGAAGGCTTTGAGATTGATTGAGTTCACTGGCAAGAATAATCGTTGTCTTGTATTCAAGTCTTTAAAAAGTCATACCTCTCATAGGAATATTCTTATCCCTAATATCGATTTTATTTCTAATAATGATTCTAAAAAGAATGCTTATGCACAAAAAGTAAAATTCATAGAAGATACCTTATCTGCTATGCTTATCATTGATGTACAGAATCGAAAGAACTACGCTAAGCAAATGATTCAGCAGTCTAAGTACCCTAAAGGCTTGAAAGAGTTAAAGGCGGCCAAGAAAGTTTGCAATCGTTTTGGCTATGGCGATAAGTTCAGAGAGAATGGTATATCATATAAGTATATAGCTAAGAAATTAAGCGTCAGCGTACAGAAAGCCTTTGATATAGTAAAATTTGCGGTTAAAAACGAGATTTTATGCAAATACAGAAACATAGAAAAACGTTTTTTATCCTCTATTGACTATATAAAGGATATGATACTCAATAACTATACTTATACCAATGGAGGGGTTGTCTGTAGAGTGTATGCCAACACTTATGAGGTTAAGGCTGGCACGCCTTCGGCTCGCTTCGCTGGTATGGTATATAATTAGATTATAAAAAACTAAGATTTTTGTTTAATAATTAAAACATAGGAGATATAAAAAATGATGTCAGAAAAACAATATCGAGTAGCCCGAAAGGGTATTGTCGAGCAAATTAAGTTAGCTCAGAAGTTACACTGTACCAATTTAGCTCAGAAGCACTCAGCTGCATTGAAGAAGCTTGAATTGCGCCTTTTTACAACCCGACGCAACAGGTTGTTTTGATTGGGGTGCAAGAGTGTCGAGTAGTCGTTATCATCTATAAATTATCGAGATTATATGGAAGCAAAGATTAATATAGCGGAAATCCTGAAGGATAAACCGCAAGGAACTAAGTTGTATGATTTGCTGTATAATGTAGATGTATCGTTAGATACAATCAGCACTACAGATACAGAAACAGTAGTTTGGTGTACAAATGAGACCGATAATAATACTACTTGCCATCGTGGTTATTCCGAATTTGGTACTGTAAGAGGATGTCCTGATGGTTTACAGATTCTCCTTCCTTCAAAAGAAATGCGTGACTGGCGCAAGTTCAATTGGAAGAAAGGTGATGTCTTGGTTAGCAATGATAGTGATAGCCATATAATCTTTAAGGGGTTCTCAAAAAATGATTATACTACATTTGAAGGTAAGCACTGGATTAGTGTAAGTAAAAAGAGACATATATCTCGTTTGGATACGCAGAATACACAAAACTATCATATTGAAGATAACAAAGAAGTTGCTCAGACTTACATCAAAACCATCGAGGAACGCTTGGGTGGTAAGCTTAACCTTGAGACTTTGGAAGTTGAAAAGCATCAGACAGAGTTCAAGGATGGGGATATAGTGGTATATGGAAAATCAGTTGCAATATGTCGAAAGATTTATGAACATACCCTTTATTTCTATGTTTCTATAGATAAAACGTTTGGATTATTGTTTGACGATAATCGTGTAGCTGAAGAGTATAGATTTGCTACAGATGAAGATAAACAGCAGCTCTTTGAAGCTTTAGCAAAGAAAAATAAGACTTGGGATGCTGAGAAGAAACAGATTGTGGATTTGAAGCCAAAGTGCGAGTTTAAGCCATTCGACAGATGTATTTGGAAGATACGGAATTGTGAAGGCTCTATATGGCAAGCAAGTTTCGTTTCTTATGTTGATGAGTATGGTGCTACTCCAATGGGTATGTCTATAGATGAAGATTTGGTTAACTTAATTATCCTTCCTTATAACGACCAGACTAACCTCCTCGTGGGTACAACCGATGAATGGAAAGGAGGTGAGCAATGAAGAAGTATGAGTATATGGTAACTTCAATAGTTATCAAGAAAGCTGATGAGATGACCAAGGTTCTATCTGATAAATTTAATCAATACGGCTATGATGGTTGGGAATTAGTACAATATAACCTAATACCACCATCTGCATTGATAACAGCATCTACGATACCTTGTTGCGGTTCAATCTATATACTTGCGACATTCAAAAAAAAGGTTAGAGAAATAGCGTATGAAGAAGATAAGTTTTAATCTCAAATATCTTATAACCAAATACGATTGGTGCTTTTATTTCATTCCAAGTTTAATCGTATGGAAGCCTTATAGTGGTGTTTATGAAATTAATGTAGCCTTTCTGCTTTGGGAGTTTAATATTAAATATCAATTAAAAAGAAATAAGAAATGAAGAAGGAAAGATTTGACTTCTCAGAGGCTTTGAAGCGTATGAGAAAAGGAAATCTCGTAAAGCGGAAAAATGGGCTTTATCCGTTTGGTATTGACGAGGAAGGAATATTCTATCATTATGGGCATCATATATACAAGGAAGAAAGAATGCTCTCTGAGGATATACTTGCAACAGACTGGGAGGAGGTGTAAAGATGGAGAAGAAAATATTGACCCTCAACGTCAGCAAGCAATGGTTCGACATGATTGTGGCTAACGAAAAGGCAGAGGAATATCGAGTTATTAAGCCATATTGGGTAGTACGATTTTTTCAAAATAACAGCAATGTTATTGATGTGAAAGATTTGGCTTTGTGTTTGGCAGGGAGAACAGATTTGCTTAAAGGCTATATTAATACACAGAGAATTATATTGAAGCCATATACCCACGTTCTCTTCGTTAAAGGCTATCCGAAAGGTAATAAGCCATCTGTCGAAAAGGAGATTGTGAGTATCACCATCGGCAAGCCTAAGAAAGGCTTATGCCCCGACAAGTGGCTTGATACTGAGTTTTTCATAATTAAGTTTAAGTAGCGTATGACACTGAAAGAGATTTATGAACAGCATCATGGTAAGGTCGCTTGTTATAAAGGCGAAGAGATTGGTGCTTTTTTAGCAGGATATTGTGGTGATAAGTATCTAATTCTTGGTTTCAAGGATGAGACTGGGTGGATTCGTAAGTTTACACCCAATGTGGTTGTAGATAATGGGTATGTATCGTATAGAATTGCCTCAGTGGACTACGTTGCTTGGATAGATGGATAAACACCGAGTTTTTATCATTAAATTTAAGTGATATGAGAATAAAGAATTTACCAAAGAAGATTTACCTCAACATCTGTAGCAACGAAGATGAGGTAGATTACAATGGGCTGAACGGGGTAACGTTCAGCTCAGAAAAAATTGGTGTTACTGATTGTAACACAGAAAACGTTCCTTACGTGAATGCTGCATCATTATGGCACGACCTAAAGGAAGAGAAGCCACCATTAAAAAAGTGGGTGATGTTCCGATATAGTGGAGGTGGCGTAAATCACCCTACGGTTCTTTTCTTCGGAGCAATGAGTGATGATATATGGGTCGTCACAAGAGGGGAAGGAACACAGCGTATTGAAGTTCTTTACGATATCTACGATAAGATTGAGTGGTTTGACTTTGACGAACTGAAATAAGTTATGAAGAAGGAAGATAGAATCAAAGTTTGGGAGAAATACGACCATCATTGCGCATACTGCGGAAGAGAAATAAAACTCGAAGATATGCAAATCGACCATTTCATTCCTAAGAATCGTGGAAACTATTCACGTTGGAGTGATAATGAAGGTAAGTATATCGTTTCTCATGGAGAGGATAGTATGGAGAATTATATGCCTTCTTGTCGAGCTTGTAACTTTCGAAAGCGAGATATGAGTATAGGGCAATTTCGTGAAGCTATCAAGGAACAGGCGAAAGGTTTGCTTAAAGGTGCTGCAAAGTTTCAGGTAAGCATGAGTATCGCTTATGGTCTACTCAACCCTGCTTTTGACAAGCCTATAGTATTCTATTTTGAGAAGTTTAAAAAGAATGATAAAAAGTACAACAAATGAAAGAATATAAATATACAAATAAAGAGGAAAAACCCATTCCAAAATATAAGAATGGTGATGTTGCTTGGTATATAGATAGATGGTTTGAACATCCGCAACGCTGTATTATAAAGGGATGCTGCAACGTATCCTGGTTCGAGGGAAACAAGTTTAACCCTTCTGGTTGGAGGATAAATTATAAATACAAACCCGACTATTGTGAACGAACTAAACAACATACAATTAGAGAAGAATCACTTTTTGATACCGAGCAAGAGGCTTTAATTGCATTGTTCGAGGAGTTTAAAGATAAAGTAAAAACAAAAATAGACTTCTTTAGCAAAGAGGCAAAAAGGTTAGGCATAAAACAGCAGTTGTTATTACAATAATAAGAAGGGTAGGGCAAAAGCTCTACCCTCTCTTATTATATAGAACATAATCAATAACCTTTCGATTGGCTTCATCAATCCGTTGTTGGTCTTTTCGCACATATATAGAGGTTATTCTATGGCTATTCTTATGCCCAAGGCAGTCTGCAATAATATCCATACTGATACCAATCTCATAAGCAATAGTAGCAAAGGTATGTCTTGCCCAATAAGTAGTTACTTCGGGTATTCCTATACTTTTGCAGATTTTGCTAAGACATCTATTGTTGGCTTGGTCAAAGCTTAGATACGATGCTTTTCTATCGAATTGCTTTATCAGATGCTCTTTTCCTCTATATCGTTCAATAATCTCCATAGCCTCAGGTTCTACCTTTATATTATATAGCGTTCCCGTTTTTGAGCGGCGATAGGAGATTCTGCCGTTTTCTATTTTTTCTAATTTCGATAGGTCTTTAACATTAATACCCATTAGATAGAAGATAAGAAAGAACATATCACGATGTTTAGAGCGGATAGGTGATAACTTTGCTTCATGCAATTTTCTTAACTGCTCAACAGTTAATGAGCGTTTCCTTGTTTCTTCTGATTTAATACTATACATATTAAAAACATATTCTTTAAGGACACCTTTTTTGCGAGCATAGTTTAAGATGGTTCGGATAATCCTTAATCTCATAGCAATGGTGTTTTTGCAATTTTTTATCTTTAGAAAATCAACGAAATCATCCAACCAGTCTATATCTATATCTTCAACCCTTAATGTATCATAATCACAGAAATCTTTTATTCTGTTTTCTGCTGCGATATATATGCGTTTAGTTCCCTCACTTTCTTTCTTGGATAGAAATTCTGCCATCTGTGTTTTGAAAAGATGATTCTCGTAATCGGTTTTATCTTCTTCGTTAGACAGATAAAGTGATAGCTTCTTATTAGAGAAGTAGCGCAGTTTGCCTTCTTCTTGTAACTGCACTATCTTATCATTGAGAAGGGAAATCCTTTTCATAAGCTTCATATTGATAACTCTCTGTTCGGGTATTCCTTTCACCTTCTCATTCTTAGCATCCCATTCATCTTCTTTCAGCTCATAGCCTGTGGGAATATAAATGGCACTATCTTTCCTTGCCACTTTGAACTTCAAAGGGAATCTGCCGCTATTCAATCGACGCCTTTTATCCAACTTAATTGAAATCTTAATCATAAGTATGTATCTCCTTTATTTGCACGAAATTTGCACGTTTTATTGCAAACAATAGCAAAGTATGCAATATTTTGATAATCATTCATAATGCAAAGATAACTATTTTTTTGCGGATTAATGCCTATTTAATAGTTTTTTTGCATATTCACCATAAATGTTTCAATATTTTTTCTAAATTGGTATCTATTCTATAATTGTATTGGTTATCAGTTACTTATGAAATATAATATTTTTTCCTTGCACGAAATTTGCTCGTTTTAAGTTTTTTAACGTCACTTAATGGTGATACAACAACGAACACGATACCATCCTCTAATATCTGATGTATCGACAATAAAGTCCGCAAAGTTTGGATTTACCGAGCGGCAAATTACTTTTGACTCATCATCCTTGTATTGATACACATTTTTAATTATAGCACCATTCACTGTATCGAGAACGTAAGTACTTCCCCATTCGATGAAAGCCTTTTCGTTTATTTTCTGCACCATCACCTTGCTACCACTTGGAAATTCTGGTGACATACTATCTCCAGTAACAGAGATGGCGAGGTCTATATTTTCAACTGGTGACATAATCATCTCACATTCGTGGTTTGAAATCTGATACTCAAAATTATTGGGAGTTCCACCTTGAGCTGCGACAGGCAAAAGCGGTACAAGGTATGCCGTAGAATCCTTAGCAAAGGTAGGCAATACACCTCCTTTTATCATTTCTCCATTACCAGTTGCAAGCCAGTCTACATTAATTTCAGGGTATACTTCCTCTATCTTTCTCGCAACCTTGCGTGAAAGAAACTTTGTATTATAGAAATGACTAATACTTAATCCAAGAGACTCTTGGAACTGTACCATCGACATTCTTTTTGACTTGGCGATTTCTTTCGCTCTTTCTGTAAATGTACTCATAATATTTAAAATAATATAAATAATAATAGTTTACTAATAGAAAATTTTGTTATATGAATAATTATTATTAATTTTGCGGTGTGAT